GTTTATTCAATACCTGCAACAAATATTTATTCTACTGATACAAGGGAATTATTTTTGATGTTTGTTGCAGCACAAGAAAATATTTCATTCAAACAACGGTAGGTAGCACTTGCCGCTAACGGTCGGCAATATATGTAGTTGCCTTGCACGAATTTAAAAAAATTAGTATAAACTTTAATAGGCAATTACATATATTGCTTGTTAGCAAATCGTAAAATTATGGCATCTGAAAAGAAAAAACGTAAAACCGATAAAAGATTACACTGGGGTAGAGGTCAATCTTTTTGTAAAACAAAAGGTAAAGGAATAAAAGGTCTTGATTATTATACACCATCTCAAAGACAAGTAGATAAAAATATTGACCTTGATGATGAAGTTAGTGAATAATTTTATGTTTGCTAACGGTTGGGTATATATGCAGTACCCTTGTACAGAACTTAAAAAATTAGTATAAACCTTAATAGGGTATTGCATATATACCTTGTTAGCAGTAGTTATTTATATGAAATATCCAGAATTAGTAACAAAATTGACAACTTTATGTAGCGGATGGCTTGTTGGTTCATCAGCAAATCCAAATGAAAACGAACCAAGAGATTACGATGTTTACATACCTATAAAATACTGGTTAGAAGCCTGCAACTACATACCAAAAGATGCTAAAATAAACCGAATGGGTGGATTTAAGTGTATAAGTGATGGTATTGAAGTTGATGTATGGACAGGTGATATGAATGATTTTTTAGCATCTAATTATTTCAATTTTGCATACCAACCTAAAACTGGCGTGCGAATTGGTCGTTTATAATTACTGCTAACGTTTTCGGGCTTGGCGAAGTGGCTGAACCCGAACTTAAATAGAATTACTAAACTTTAAAATTAAAAACGAATGTCAAATAGAATTACTGAACAGCCATTTTGCCAAACCCGTGTTAGTGGTAGTTTATCTTTGGAAACAATTGCTGATTATGTTACTAAAAAAGATTTATCAGTACATAAAAAAATCTGTAACTTATGGTTAAAGGCTGGGAACAAAGCCGAAGATTTCCCTAAACTACCACCTTGTTGGATGGTTGTTGAAATAACATTGAAAAACGGCAAAAAGTATAAATCTTTTTTAGCAAGTATAAATAATTGGGGTGGTGTTCAATTTGTAATAAATAGAATGTTTAAGGAAAGAATTTATTTAGACACTGATGAAGTTGTTAGTTGGGAGTTTGTTTAAATTGCCACTAACGGTTCACGGTTTTGTGCAGGTGGGGATTTGGAATACAAAAGTTTCAAATTAGCACAAAAGCCAAATAGAATTACTGCTGTTGAATTTAATCGTTCAGCCCCACTTGCACAAAACCGATGTTACCTGCTGGGCGGTTTATCAGTAGGAATTTAATTAAAAAAAGAAATGGAAAAAAGTTGGATTAAAAAAACAGTAAGTGTAGCTATTGGTAAAGAGGACTACATAATTGCCTTAATGGATAAAATTGGATTTAAGGAAGAAGAAAGAAAAACCACAGGCGGTTATATGAGTGAAGAAAGAATACAAATAACCTTTGGGGGTTACAATACAGAATACCACGAAAACGATTATGTGAAAGTCAAATCTGATACACAAGGGTATTTTTTCTTTTATTCATTAAGGCAGTCCGATGGATACTTTACCAATAGCGAAGAAATATTCAAAGATATTCACGACAAAGCAAAACGAACTTATTTTGAAATATGTTCATTCGGAGCAGTATCGTAGCCTTGCAGGTAACGTTTTGCGTATATACGAGGTACGCCTTAACGAAAATTTCAAATTATAAACAAATGCTTGTAGGCGTATCTTGTATATACGCTGTTAGGCGAAGTACTTATTATGGATTTTAGAAAAACATTAAAATACCTACGCATTGTGCAAACGGTATCAAACGAAGAAAGGCACAAACAAGGATTGAAAAGATTAGGTCGTGGCTATTTCAATGCACACAGATTTAACCCTTACAATCCGCTTAGTTACATAGCACTCATTATTATACTAATTGTAGGTATATTAATGTTTGGCTTTGTCGGATTTTGGAAAGAAACTACAACGCTCAATCCGTTTCGGTGGGATTAGTATTTCGCCTAACGTTTTGCGGCTAACAGAAGTGGCTGCTTGTAAGAACTTCTGAATTAAAAACCAATGCTGATAGCAGCCATTTTTGTTAGGTGCTGTTATAAGCTGTAAAAATTACGATTATGAAAGTAAAATATCCAATAGGCGGTTATGCACCGGGACACTATATGAGCAAGTGCGTAGGTTGTGAAGAAGAATTTATGGGAGATAAGTATGCAAGGCAATGTGAACCTTGTGCTATAAATGCAATAAACGAAAGCAACACAAAGGCACTTGCGGAATTACATAAATTAAGAACCGCCTTAGACAAAATTAAATTTAGCAACGATACTATAAATGAAGTACTCGGCAAGTAATTTTTATTGCTTATAACGATTGGGTGTATGAGAAGGTTTGCTTGTAGAAACTTTAAAATTTCCACCAAAACTGATAGCAAACTTTCTTATACACCTTGTTATATGCAGTGCGGATTTAACCACCAAACTTTGATACGAAAGATGAACCTTTTTGTTTTATTTTTTTGTGGGTAGGTAAATTAAAATTTGAATATTTATATATATAAAATAAAACTATTTAAAAATATGGAACTAAGAAAATTTATAGCAACTACTATACGTGAATATTTGAATGAACAACAGAATGTTGAAACAAATCTAAATAATAATTTTAGAAAGTGGTTTGGTAGTAGTATAATGGTAAAAGGTGGAAATCCGAAGATTTTTTATCATTTTAGTAATGAAACTTTTAATAGTTTTGATAGAAAATCTGGAATTAATACACATTTATTTTCAACAGAAGTTGTTAATAGAGAAGCATTTTTCTTTACAACAGATATTAATTTTGCATCACAATATGGTAGTAAAAAATATGAGGTTTATTTGAAAATTAACAAGATATTTGATTTTAATAAACACTATTATTATAAAGATATAAGTCCAACAACATCTGATTTTTTTGATGAAATAATTGATAATATTGAAGATAATGGAATAGATATGACAATGGAATACCAATCATATAGAGGAGAATTAAAAATAAAACCTGAGCATAATTGGAAATTTTTTGATGGTGAAATAGGTAAATTATTTGTAAATTATTTAAAAAAGAATGGTTATGATGGTGTTTATTTTATTGAAGAGGGTTCTCCAATTTACGTTGTTTTTAATTCAAATCAAATAAAATCTGTTGAAAATGATGGAACTTGGGATATTGGAGATGACAATATTTTTTCTTAAATTTGTGGGTGGAAAAAAAATAAAACAAAAAGAATGTTACGATGAAACTTAATACGAAGCACAAACGTAGCATTGCATATAACGTAGACTTATATATCATTATTTGTAAATTATTAATAATTAATATATTAAATGGATAAAAATATAAAATTTGTTGAAATTTGTAAAGATTTTTTATCAAAAAAATATAATTCTAAACAAACAATAAATTGTTATTTAAAAGAAATAGAATTATTTCTAATAGATAAAAATCCATATTATATTAATATGAATGATATTCAACTTTATCTTGATAAATTTGTAAATTCAAGTCGTTCAAAACAAAACCAAGTTATAGCGGCTCTTAAATGTTTATATTTAAATATTTTAGGAAGGAAAAATTTCAAATATAAATTTATTAGAGCTAAAAGAAAAGAATATCTTCCAACACTGATGTCTCAAGAAGAAATTAAATCTAAATTAGATAAGATTTCCAATATAAAACATAAAGCAATTTGTAGTTTAATTTATGGATGTGGGTTGAGGTTAAATGAATTAATAAATTTTAAAGTTGAAAATATAATAAAAGGACAAAACCTAATCAAAGTAGTTCAAGGTAAAGGAGCCAAAGATAGATTTATCCCAATAAGTGATAACTTATTAAAATTATTAAGAGAATATTATATTAAATATCAACCAAAAAAATATCTATTTGAAGGTCAAAATAACTCCCCTCAATATTCAGAAGGTTCTGTTCAAAAAATTGTTAAAAAATATTTTGGAAATCAATTTCATGTTCATATATTAAGACATTGTTATGCAACCCACTTATATGAACAAAAAGTAGATTTAAATAAAATACAAAAATTATTAGGACACAAAGATATAAAATCAACACAAATTTATACTAAACTGGCTAATAATTTACAAGATATACCTAAATTAATATGAAAAATAGAATCCCAAGAAAACTAAAGAAAAAAATTCCAAGAGGTTTTTATTGTTATACCTACAAAAAAGGAGAATATTATTGTTGTCCGTTTTGGGGAAGAGATAAAAATCTTCCTGAACAACAAAATGGATGTTGTAGTTTATTGAAAAAGAATGATGTTGATTTAGATAAGGAAGCAATTGTAACTGATATGAAAACAGGAGAAATTATTGACAATGATGATGTTCCGTTTAGTTTTGGTTTATTATGGGATCAAATAAAAGAATGTGGAATTAAAAAATATTATTAAAAATGAAACCAAAATTAATTTTCGATAAAGGATCAATTCCGTTTATCATAGAAGCTATTGGATATAAAGTAGGTATGTTGGGGGAAGTTTTAGATAAAGAAGGTAATCCTGTATTTGACGTAGATGGGAAAATATTTTTTACTAATGATATTATTGGAATAGTAAAAGGACAATTTATAACAAGAGAATCTCAATTATTTATGCTTATTAATCAAATTAAAAACTAAAATAAAATGAAAAAGTTCAATCAATGGTTTAATAAAAATTTTTCATGGTTTTTCATTAATGGAAGAAAACAAACACCAAATTACGAAGTTGAATTTAGAGGAATTACAATAACAACTGTAGAACCTTCTTCACCAACCCAAGAAGAATTTGAAATTGTAGAAATGGCCTTAGCCAACTCAGAACAAAGGGGAGTATCTAAAGAAACAGTTGCTTGGGCTCTTTTATTTATGAAGGAAAACCCTTCATTAACTATAGGACAAGCTATTACTATGGGTTATTTAGAAGTAACAAAATAAAACAACATGAAAGGTATATTAAATAAGCAAGATGATAAATGGGTAATCACCTATGAAGAACACTTTAGAACTGTAAAAGATACTAATGGAATATTTACTCATCAAGAAACAATTACTAAGACAATTCCAATTTTAAACCCTGAAGCCAAGAAATTAACTGATGATTTAGTGGGAAGAGAAATAGAATTTACTATAACTTATGATTGTCCTTTTGAATTTACATCTAGATGTACTTTGGGAAGATGTGATTGTGAAGAAATAGCTTCAAAATTAATTTACTAGGATTACAAAATCTTTTAACGTATATTTATTTTATGATATCAATTCAGTTTACTAATGTACCTAATGTAGAAGAAGAAATAAGGATTATGAGTGAAAAATATATATTTAAATCAATAGAAAGATATACTTGTTGGTATGATAAAACTTCTATTGTTAGAATATTTTTTTATGAAAATGCCTTTTAACATATATATTTAAAACATGAAATTAAGAATAATAGAAATTATCCAATATCCTGGAGCTAAAGGAAAAAACAACCAACACAGTAATTATTTTATTATTGAACAAAAACATCTTTTTAGATGGAAACAAATAAAAGTAATTGATATTCATGAGTCTACTAAATCATATCATTCATATTTAGATGCGGAAAAAGATATTTATGAAAATTATATGAATAGATGGGGAGAATGTATAAAAAATGGAAATGTTTATACTTGGAAACCATATTCATTCTGGGGGTAAAAAAATGATTAATAAAGAACAATTAAACTCAATAAATTTTATTTCAGATGATGGTACTTATTATTATGATAAGGGAACATTTGATTATCAATATAATATAAAAAACCAAGAATTATGGTATTATAATGATGGTTATGGAGATGAAGAGTTTATGTGTAGAGTAACAGATATAGAAGAATTAAAAAATTTAATAAATTATTCGGATTATGAATTTAATTGAAATATTTAGTATTATTATAATACATTGGATTGCTGATTTTGTATTACAAACAGAAAAACAAGCAACAGGAAAAAGTAAAAATTGGAGCGATTTACTTTCTCATACATCAGTATATAACTCCGTTTGGGCGGTATTTATTCCTATATATTTTATAGTATTTGGTCATGTTGGAGTTTTTATGGCAATATTATTATCTATGTTATTTGTAGTAATAACATTTATCTTCCATACAACAACAGACTATTTTACAAGTCGTTTAAATTCTAAATTAATTCCTGAAAGAGAATATGCCCATAATTATGGTAAAGGTGTAGATAAATATTCATTTTTTAGATATAAAAACGAAAATTGGCATAATTTCTTCGTATCAGTTGGGTTTGACCAAGTATTACACTACATCCAATTATTCACAACATATTATTTATTAAAAACTTTATGATAAAAATATTCAAAAGATTATTATTTATATTAATTTGTTGGTGGGTTTTTCCATTAAATATATTGATTGCTTTTTTATTAGCAATCCCATATTATATTATAACAGGAAAACTTTCGATGGATGCTAAACCATTTAAACAAATAAATGACTGGTTATTAAATTTAACCGAATAATATTTGAACTCGCCGTTCATTATTTAGGGGAAAAGGGGGATAGGTTTAGTGGATTTTACCTCCCCCTCCCTTTATACTTTACTAGGATTATAAAATCTTTTAATATATATTTATATTATGAAAAAAACAATTGAAATCCCAAATTATGAATTTTCTCCATTCCTTATATTAGAAGGGGGGAGAAGTTTACACGATGGGGAAAGATACCTTGTTAAAAGTTTAAATTATTGGAATGTTGATAATTGGGTTATTGATAATTTATATGAAGATCCTTCAAGACTTGCTGCAATGCAATTCTTAAAACCTAAAACTATAATTTTAGGAACAACAGGTGTTTATATAGAAAAATTAAAAATATTAATAGATTTATTTTTCAGTTTAAAACTTGATTATATTGAAAATGTTATATTAACAATATCTGCTGAGGATGTATTGTGGGATGAAATTAAGAAATTGAAAAAGATAAATAAAAAAGTTAAATTTTTCACTTTAGAATCTTGTCCTTCAATGTTTGATGATGAAGGGGAAAAGTATGAAATAGCTAAATTAAAATTATAATGGATAAAGTTAAGGAAGAAAAAACATATAAATTATATTTTTATGAATGGGGTAATTTAGTAAAATTTGGGAAGGGGAAAACTGGAGCAAATAAACATGAATTTAAAACATTTGAGGAATGTGAAAAACGAATAGAATATTTACTTTCACTTGCACGTATCCAAAATCATACAGAAAAACCAAAACAACAACTTAAACGACCAAATTTAAAATATAAAGTTGGAGATGAAGTTGTTTATAAGGGGTATATTGGAATTATCGCAGGGATAGGAAGTATAGAGGCTACTCATGAATATAAATTCAAAGGTTATTCTGGTTGGCATGATGGAGATAGTGAACATTATATGTTTGATGAGAAAGGAAACAACATTAAACACGTTTGGGGTAATGATTATTTGTACGTAGATGAATTTGAGTTAAAGCCTTATATTAAACCTAATCAAACAACAAAACAACAACTTTCAAAATATAAAATTGGGGAGAATGTTAAAGTAAAAATATATGATAATTATTATAATGGAACTATTGAAGGAATTCAATATGGTACTGATAATAGAATAACTGGTTATAGATTTTATGGTTTTAATAAAGGTGGGCATAGTGGTGCGTTTAATACTTATGATTATGACCATTATGGAGAACCAATTAAATTTATTTCTAAAGAAAATACAAGATATTATTTTATAGAAGCATCATCTGTTATATATTCTTATGATATTAAAACACAAAATCCTCCAACAAAAGTTTATGACCCTCACACATTTGAAGAAAAATTTGTTTCTAGTAGTATTGAATTATCACCAATCCCTGAGGAAGAATTGGGGATAGATTTAGATTTTGAATATCCAACAGTGTGGGAAGATGAAATGGAAACTAAATCAAAAACATTAAAACATCAATCTCCAAAAGTAATGCAAATTAGTAAAAAACCATCTAAACTTTCACTCAAAAACTAATGAAAACATTACTATGGCTTGATGATATAAGGTCACCATTCGAAAATGATGGGAGTTGGTTAGTGTTCTCTCCTATTGAACAACCTTTTGAGGTTATATGGGTTAAAACTTATGATGAATTTACTAAATGGATAACAGATAATGGATTACCAACTGCAATCTGTTTTGACCATGATTTAGGAAAAGACATAGCATTGGCTAATATCAAATCTGGAATGAGTAAACGTGAAGCAAAAAGAATTAGACGTAACTCAACAAAAACAGGAAAAGATTGTGCTAATTGGTTAGTAGAATATTGTATGGATAATGAAAAGGATTTACCTTTATATAACATTCAATCAGCTAACCCAGTAGGTAAAGAAAATATAGATGGATTATTAAAAAACTTTTTAAAATTTAAAAACAAATGAATATAACATTAATAATTTATATAATTGGAATGATAGTTTCATATTATATGATGAGAAAAATAGATAAATCATTTACTTATCTAGATTATACTTGGTTTGATGTATTAAGTTCGATGTTCTCTTCTCTTCTGAGTTGGATTACAGTATTAGTTATATCACCTTTATATATAAAAAGATGTGTTAAAAATGAATTTATTAAAAAATTATTTTCCAAATTGAAAACACCACCAACATGGCTTTAAAAAAACACACTCAACTACCTATCCCTTCAGGTTCAAGTTGGGATAAAAAAACATATAATCCATATTTTTTATTTAATGCTTGGTTATATAATAAATTTCCACATACTTGGTTTTATAAAAATTATGATAAATTTATCCAAACCCCAATAAGTAGTTTTATTGGAGGTGTAAAATCATTAATTAGATGGCTTCCAATTATATGGAAGGATCGAAATTGGGATAGTCACTATACATTAGAAATATTAAAACATAAATTAATATTACAAAGAGAATATCTTGTTACAAACAATAGATTTACTACTGTAGATGTTGTTAATAGAGATATTACATTATGTCTTAATTTAATTGAAAGACTTCAAGATGATTTTTATGAAGTAGAATATCAAGATTATTATGAAGAGGATATGTGGTTTGAACCAATTGAAGGAGGAATGTATAGTGTAAAATCAAAAGTAATAAGAGAAAATTTACAAGATTATTTTGATAAATATCCTTTAGTTGTAAGTAAAATTTATAGAAAACACCCACAACCATATTCAACTCCTCCTAATATATCAATTGCTCTTCAAGTTGGAACTGAAAATCATGAAAGATGTAAAAGATTATTGTTTAAAGTTTTACAAGATAAAATCGAACATTGGTGGGATTAATTAAATAAAATAATAGTTATGTTTAAAATAGGACAAAAAGTAGTTTATATTACTGGTATACACATGGAAAAAGGTACTATATGTGTAGTATCTGATGTAGAACAAAACCCTTGTGGATGTACTGACATTGCAATAAATGGAGAAAAAATCATAAGAAACCCTGTATTTGGAGGTGGAATTAGATGTTCTGATTGTGGTAGTGTATATGAAAAAAATTATGTTGTTAGAGGAAATAATTGGAATGCCCATTCATTCCGTCCATTAGATGAATCATTCGCAGAAGGGATTATTGAAATGATTGAAAAATCAATTGAAGAAGAATTGGTAAATTATTAGGATTACAAGATTTTTTAACATATATTCAAATAAATTAAAATAAAGGTTATGGAAGATCAATTGATTAAGCGTATAAAAGGTGGGATGTTTGCTATTAAAACCAAACAAAAAACACCACAAGATGCAGGTTTAGGAGTTTTATTTAATAAATTAAAAATTATTAATAAACCAATGCACGATGAATTAATGAATGATTACAAAGCAACTCTTCAACTTTTAAAAGATGATAAATAAAGAATGGATTGATGATTTATTCTTTGAATCAAAACAAAGATTAAATTGGTATATTCAAGGTATTGGGATACATGGGTTAACCCCAGATTTATTCTCAAAACTAACAACAAAAAGGTTATGTGAAATCTATAATATTGATAAAAAATATTTTAAAAAATAAACAAACATGGACGGAATATTTATATTAGCAATTTTAATTTTATGGTTATTTTGTGGATTAATGGGATTTATCCTAATAACTACAGAATGTAACATGAAAAATTTAAAAATAGTAAAATATACACCTACTAAATTAATTTTTTATATGCTTATAATGGGATATTTAGGATTAGTAATAACATTGTTTGTACCTGTTGAAAAATATTTAAAAACAGTTAAGAAAAAGTAGATGAAAAATATATTAAAAAGATTATTATTTATACTGTTAATTTGGGTACCACTTCTAAATATATTAGTGGCTGGAATATTAGTGGCTCCTTATTTTATAATAACAGGGAAATTCATATTTGATGCTAAATTATTTAAATTAATAATGAATCTTCATTACAATTTAATTGAACAAAAAAATAAAAATGGAAAATAAAAATACACCAATTTATCCAATAGCAGATTTAAATAATCATCCTTCATTACTATTTGGTTTAACAAAACGAGAATATTTTGTTGGTTTAGCTATGCAAGGATTATTATCAAATCAGTCAATCACAGAACATCATGGAGAATCTGCAATAAAATGGATTACTGAGCATTCAATTAAACAAGCAGATGAAATATTAAAACAATTAGGATTAAATATAATAGAAGAATCAAATGAATTCTTTAAAAATAAAGATGAAGTTTGGGTAAAAGATTTAGAGGATGAACTTCCAGTAAGTGCTATTTTCATTAAATATAATGATTCTAACCAAAAATTTAAATATAGGGTTATAATAGGAGGAAATGATTATGAATCTGATGTTGCTTTTTGTAAATTAAAAGGAACTGACCAAAAATGGTATTAATTTAATTCACCCTTATATAAAATATAATATGAACAATAAATCAACTTACAGCAATAAACATATAGTTAGAGTTACTCTAATTCAACCAAAACCAATAAAATGGTTAGAATTTAGAGAAGCTAAAACCAAAACATATTTATTTGGTTTAATAAAAAGACATACTCCTGAAAGATATAGGAATGTAGATAATTGGGGACATAATAGTTATTATACAGAAGAAGAACTACAGAATAAAAAATGGGAGTATAATTTTGCTCCTTTAATTAAAGATAAAAAGGTATATTATCCATATTCTGTGGAGGTGGTGTTTGTGAATGGACATAAATTCATAAGTCCAGATATTTACACTAATGAGAAAGCAGAAGAATTATATGAATATTATATAAGTTTAATGGCAAGAAGATTTGGAAATTTTAATTCTGAGATTGAATAAAGTACTAGGATTACAAAATTTTTTAACATATATTTATAAAAATTAAAAGATATACAAATGACAGACGAACAAATATTTAAGGGATGTATTGATAATAATCCTTTAGCTCAAGAATATCTGTATAAAAAATATCATAAAGATATGTTTAAAGTATGTTTGAGATATGCTAATTACGATTTCAAAGAAGCTGAGGATATGTTACAAAATGGATTTATAATGGTTTTTAGAAAAATAGATCAATATAAAGGAACAGGCCCATTAGGGGGGTGGATTAGAAGAGTAATAGTTAATGTATCACTTACTATGGTGAGAAAAAACAAACTAAACCATTTATCCATCATGAATGAATCAGGTGTAGATAAACAAGTTTTCATTTCATCTCCATTTACCAACTATACTGATCAAAATGTTAATAATAAAGACTTATTAAAAATAATACAAACGCTACCTACTGGCTTTAAAACAGTATTTAACCTTTATGCCATTGAAGGCTATTCGCACAAAGAAATTGGCGATATGCTTGGTATTTCGGAAGGAACTTCTAAATCGCAGTACTCAAGAGCAAAAACTCATTTGAAAAAGATGGTAGTAGAAAGTGGATTTACTTATTAGGCTTACAAAACTTATAATCGTATATTCAAATAAATTAAAATAAAGGTTATGGAAAATCTAAAACATACTAAAGGTAAATGGTATGCTTGCTGTAAAGATAAAACACCTCATTTTGTCTTTTCTAAAGACGGAGAGGTTACAATTTGTATTCCTTGTAAAAGACAAGATACTGGAATTGAACTGTCGGATGAAGAATTTAGAGCCAACGCAAAACTAATTGCATCTGCTCCTGATTTATTAGACGCTTTGATTGAGGCAAAAGAACAAATAGAGCATTTGGCTTGGAAATTAAATAAAGATGGTAGTGATTTTGCAAAAGTTACAACTAAAGAAGCTTTAAAACAAATAGAAAACACAATCAATAAAGCAACAAAATAATATGACAAATCGAGACAAAGCAATTGATATTTTATCTGAATTATCATTACAAGGAATTTCTAATGAACAAATCATAGAACACATTCTAACCAATGTATTATCAGGAGATAAAGCATTAGAAGTAATGAAAGATTGTGCGGATGAATTTTCTGTCAATTATGAAGACTAGGCTTATATAATTTTTTAACATATATTTAAAAATATGAAATTAACACAAGAACAAATAGAAAAAATTAATAAAGAATGTCCTTATGATCAAGGTATATTTAATGAACCATTTGGTATTCCAAATAATGTTAAAGGATTAGTCATATATGGTCGTTATGAATCAGGAGGGGTAAGTGGTGGATCTTGTTGGGATTCTAGTAATCCACAACCATACTACAGAGAATCTCCCCCAGATAGAATGAAAGTATTGGATTTAGTTTTGAGAGAAATTAACCCAAATATTTCAGTTTTAGATTATAGATTAATAAGTGGTCTTATTCAAAGTAGTACAGATACAGATTGGGAATATTATGGTAATCATACCGATTATGTGATTGAATATATATTGTTAGAAGAGTTATATCAAACATTAGAAAAATTAGGTTATTAGGCTTACATAATTTTCAAGTGTATATTTATTAAAAATAAAGGTTATGAAAAGAGAAGAATATGTTCAAATGCGTAATTCCAAAACCATATCAATGGAATTAGCTTGGGAATTTTACCAATTAACTCCACACAAATCTCCAAAAGTACCAATTCAATTATTTGAACAAGTATTTCCAATGTTCTTACAAGGAATATTAATGTTCAATTCAACTATAGATAAATTATATCTCCACTACGACATGAAATTCAATGTTCATAAATTAGATGGAACATTTAAAGGTCAAACAATTTCTAAATATTATTAAAAAATGGAAACAACAAATCTTATTTATCACTTATTAGTGGTATTAATGTCAATAGTTATGTTTAACACAAAAATAACTGCACCAAATGATTTTCTTGAAATTATTCTAAAATCACTTGCAAAATTAGGTTCATTATTTTGTATGTTATATGCTGGAGTTTAGTTGTTTAAATATTTTGGAATTATATAAAATAATATGGAATATAACGGCATCAAGCTATGCGCTCGTTTTAATAGCGCATAGGTTGTGTTAGTTGGTGCGGTTGCCAGTGGGCTGGTTCTGTTTGTTTTTGTTCTTTTTTGAGAAGGGAGGGGAATTTTAACAAATTATTTGAAACTTTTATTTGTATATATCGTATATATGATGTATATTTACTGAAAAATTATAAACCATGAAAACAAAAGAATATAATACAGTTGGTACAGTTGCTTTAAAAGCAGGCGGAACAATGGAAATAGGTTCATATTTCAAAGAATTTGAATGCGAAGAAACTGGAATGAAATTAATTGAAGAAACACCAGTTGGATTAATGAGAATTACAGGTATAAAAAGAACTGTAATATTACCAACAGGAGAAAGAGAAAATTTTATGACTGAAACCACATTTGAAATATTTAAAAAATTAATGAAATGAGTAAGCAACGTAAAAATATAGACTTCACTGATTTTTGTATTGAACAAATTTCGATTGAAGCAGTAAAGAAAAAAACCGATTTCAAGAATTATATTCAGGAATTATCTGAACGTGAAGCTGTGCGGTTGGCAAAAAAGAACAAAAACAAATAGCAACTAACGGACGGCAATATATGTAGTTGCCTTGCACGAACTTAAAAATTAGTATAAACCTTAATAGGCAATTACATATATTGCTTGTTAGCAAACGTTTTTTTATGGATTATAAATTAACAACAAATATACAATATTCACACCACGATAAAGATGGTGCTGACAGAAATTATATATCATATTTTTTGAATGGCATATTAATATTGAAACAAAAAATACCATTCGATACAAATTGGGAACGTGGCTTTGATAGACGAACATCAATATATGATGAATATATTTTGAATGGTAAAATGTATCAAAAACGTAGAAAGTGGCTTGGATGTTCTAATGAGGATAATGATAAAACGGAAATACGAGAGGTGTCATTCCCATTATCAAAAAATAGATTAGCACAATTTGATATACCAAAGGACTTTCGGATTGTGGTGTCTTAATATGTTTGCTAACGTAAAAGTATTGCCGAAGGTGGGGGCATTAAACCACCAAAGCTAAATTGAAACACAAATGATTGTTAAACCGATGAAGCACCATAGTAGCACTTCTGCCCCACTTTTGGCAATACAGTGTTAGGTGCAGTGCTTCTCACAAATTTAAAATAATGAAATACATAATTTATGAAATGATTACACCCGAACACTTACAAAAAGTAGTTCAAGAAGGTTATGGTTACACAAAAACACTTTACAGAAATGTCTTAGAAAAATTAGATGTTTCAGGTGTTGAAGCAGAACACCAAACATTAGAAATGGCTATGGCTGAAATTTTGTCAAAAAAAGATAAGTTGAAACACTTAGAATTAACGATACTTCCTGTAATAGCAATTTCTTGGGACGGTGAAGTTTCTTAGCATTGCACCTAACGGCTTCGGGCTTTGTGTCCGTTGGCGACTTAACCCACCAATGTTAAATTAAAATACAAAACTTGATAATATGAAAAATGTTGAATTGAAAAACGAAACCCCCACTTTTGGCAATGTGCTGTTATGCCCCGTTTTGGGTCAAACGTATAATTACTTTGATGATGGGAAGATTAACCCAAGTCGAAGAATGGAAGTGGTTATAACAGAAATTATTCCATTTGCCGAAATAGATTTAGAAACTTTAAATAATTGGAAAGAAGAAGTTGAAGAATGTGATTGGCTTTATGCTAAAGAAACGGATTTTTTTGTAAAGGCTGATTTGAAAATTTCCGATAATAAGACTGAAAAGATAATTTTTGTAAGAACCATTAATAATAACGATGGCTGGTTTAGTCTTGGATGGTGGGGAGGTAGATTAGACATAGATGGTTCGTTAAACGCTCTGTTAAATGGGGCATAACGTTTCTCGGCTTGTTGTCAGGCGGGGATTTAGAAACACAAAACTTTCAATTATGATACGAAGATTATTAGAATTACTACACTTGATTAAACCACAGAAGCCCCGCTTGCAACAAACCGATGTTAGCGGAAGTGCTTCTCGTAAGCCTAACCCTTATCAGTTGGTTTGGTATAAGCAAGGTTGGTCGGAAAACAGAGTTAGAAAAAACAACTCAAAATATTGGGAATTTGAAATAGAACACAATGGTCTGCGGTTGCCATAGCATTTCCGCTAACGGTTTGCAGATTGCCGAAGGTGGGGCATTAAACCACTAAACTTTAATTAAAATACAAAACTTGATAATATGAAAAATGTTGAATTGAAAAACGAAACCGCCAATGGCACAAAACCCGTGTTATCGGCTGGTTGGATTTCTGTAAAAGAGCAATTACCTGAATGTTGGAGTCAACACCGAAATGATTATGGAAGTGGTTACGTTCTTGGTTATACTAAATATGGTGAATGGGAAATAACTCAACTTTGGAATAATAAAGATTGGGAAGGTGATGATGACAATGAAGGTGATTATATTACTCATTGGATGCCGTTGACCGTTCCACCAACTTGCCGATAACGGTACTCAGATATATTTAGGTTTTCTTTTTAATATATAAAACAAAAAAATAAACGAAGATGAAACATTTAAAAACACCACAAGAGTTGAACGAAGCATCAGAAAACTTGAATATATCTGATGTTAGCCACAGTATGACTGGTGAAGGTATGAACAGCCTTGAATTTTTTGATATGATTAAAAAGGAATGGTGTGTAAGTGAAGAACAGTATAAGCCATTCTGGAATGATGTGTTAACATTTGCTCGAAAGTATCACAAAGAACGTAAGGAATATTGTGGCTAACGGCCAATACTGTGTTATAGGTAGTTGTTTTAAAAATTAGCGTTGGCATTAAAAATATAAATATGAAATCAGCAGAAGAAATTTTGAAGCCGTATGTTGAAACACCATTCAGGCATACGCAAATAGTTGAAAAAGACAATGCGTTGTTAGCAATGCAAAAGTTTGCAGACCAATTTAGAGGCGTTGAATGGATTGCGGTTAAAGACCAAAAACCAGCAGATTATGACAGAGTGTTATATTTTGATAGCAGAGATGGAAATATGAACGTAGGATATTTTGTTTGGTCGCAAACGCCTGTAGATTATGTAACGCATTGGATGAAATTACCTGCTAAACCTTAACTGTGCGGTGGGAATTTTTGAAACAATTACCTATAACGGTTGCAAATATACAACGTTTTTTGTTAAAAATTCTAAATAAATTTGGTAGTCTGATAAAAATATTTTATATTTACTGTTAGCAAATCGTAAAAATTATGAAAACTTACAAAGTATTATTTTGGTGGGGAAAAGTTAGAAGACAAGAATATGTAGATGCAGAAAAATTAGATGATGCACTAAAGTTATTCAGACAAGGAAAATATGGTGATTATGATGTTATTAGCATAGTAGAAAGCGAATAATTTTTATGTTTGCTAACGTAACGCAAGTATAAGAAGTTGGGGACTTGAAAAAGTTGGCGTGGGTTCATCGAATCGGGTCAGTTATAGAAGCCGAAGTTCTCAATAGACTCATAACCCCCAATTTCTCATACTTGATGTTATGTAATCGTTTTAATGTTACATAACGTTTTGCAGCTAAACGAGGTGGCTGATTAATACCTCGAAACTTAATTTAAATGTATAAAATTATGAGTAAAGATAAAACTTCATTAGAAAACGAAAGCCAGCCATCTTGTTTAGGTGCTGTTATAAACAGTATTTCTGATGATGGGTTAATTAAACTGTATAGGTTAGCTTATAATGATGGATTTGATAATGTTGGGGATAAGAAAGATATTATAAAACATAGACAAAAACAGATAGACAAAATTAAGAAGAAATATTGTTTATAAAACACAAATGAGTTCTCAGCTTGACCCTACTCTTATGAATGTCAGCAGTAAACTTTTAGGAGTAATTACTCCATATAGTAACAGGTGCCTGATGGATCCCTGATAAGAAAGAGGGTGCTAAAAATTAAGTTAATTTATTAGGATTACAAAATATTAAAGTGTATATTTATTCTATAAATTTAAAATCACAAACACATGTCTGTAATTAAATTAGCACTTGAAAAACAAAGAGAAGAACTAATTGAGAAATTAGATATTGCTCAATCATCACTTAATGAACAAATTAATAAAGAAACACATTTATTATTTGATTCGATTGATGATGTGTTTAAAGATTCTAGAATTACTGTCTCTGACTGTAAAATTGAATTTTTTATGGATAGTTCCTCAGGAAAATGGAGTGGTCACTTCAGTATTGAAAGAAGAAATACCTATAGTTTTAAAGAAAACGCTATAAAATATCATCCCGCTATACTCAATTATAGTTCATGCTCTTCTCCTGATGAGTTTGAGTTAAAAGGAATGATTGGGAAAGGTAAAATTGCATTCCACCAACTAAATAAAACCAAAACTTGGGATGAAATGGTTGGATTAATGGATAAATATGAACAATTGAAAGAGGAATTAATAAAACCTATTAGTGATGTAATTTACGAAATAAGAAATGAATTAGATCTTATCAAACGAAATGAAGAAACTGAAAGAATTGAAGCATTAATCAAACAAAAAACAGTCAAATTAGCCAAAAACTATACTTTACAATTAAGTAATAGTAGATATGATAATATCAATTCAAATGAATTCTTTTGGGAAGAAAATCCATCAGGTAAAACATACTCCATTTCATACACACATAAAACAAGAGTAAACCCATACTATGATGAAAATGGGGAAAAATTGGAAGGTGAATATAAAGATGAAGTAATTAAACTAAATAAACGATTTAAAAAATCTGAAATCTATTATTTGGTTGGTGTTAAAATTAGAGAAGAAAATAACCAATTAAACGAAAAAGAATTATAATCATGGAAGTTATATCAATATCTGGAATATTATTAATATGTTTGGGAGTTATATTATTTATGCTTGGAATATTTTTACTATTTGAAGAACCATTTCCTGCCTTATTACCAGTAATTCCTTTAATAGTTGGATTTGGATTAATTTTTGGTGGAATTAAATTATTATCCCAACAATCATCAAACCCACCTTACCGTTTCAAAACAATTCCAGTCCATAAAACAATAGATACATTATATAATAGTGTAGAAACTAAAGGAGATACAATTACAATTACAACAAAACTCCTTAAATTAAAAGATTAGGATTACATATTAAATAAGTGTATATTTATTTCAAATAAAAAGGTTATGATGTCTGAAATAGCAAAATGTATAATTTCTGCAATTCAAGAAGAACAAATACAGTCTAAATATATATTAGAATCGTTGGAAGAAGAATATTCTAATTTAAAAAATTTACCCCGTAAATTAAAAAAACGTGAGAAAAAACGTATTATAAAAGATATGTATCATGCAAATTTAGTTAAAGATATATTTACTTAATTTAAATAAAGGTTATAAAATGAAAATCATACTTACACCCCAAGAATCAGAAGAATACTTCTACAACGCATTATGTAATGGATTGATGTATATTAATCAATACGGTATTGAAGTTATTGTTGATGAAAAAGCTTATAAAAAAGCCAAAAACACATTAAAGAAAAATAATAAAAATTGTTGTTATGAAGATGTATTGATGGAAGTGTTAAAACAAGGTGATAAACTTAACTTCTGTGAAACTGAAGAAATGAAGGATAATTATATAACATTGGATTTGGTTCATCAACGAGTAGAAAAAACAGAAGTAAGACATTTAATGGCTATGTTTGAAGAAGATGATGATGCTGATACAGCAGATTGTATTATTCAATCAGTGTTGTTTGATGGGGAAATTATTTATGGTTAATATTTAAATAAATATATTATGGTATCAACAATTTTAATTACAAATATTCAAAATATAAATTTTGATCAAATGCAAGTCATTGATAATTCAAAAGTATTAGAAGAGAAATATGATTCACACATGGATGTTTTATTATTTGAGAATAAAAATAATAGGGAAAGAAGAAGATCTAATTTAATGAATGTTTCATTATATGATGATTTAATCATAAAAGATGATGGGAAATATGTAATTTTACGAATGCTTTCTAAATAATATAAAATGAAAAGTAACTTTGAATTTCTAAAACCTAATACCATGAAAGAATTGGGTTTTGATTGTGTTAAGGATAAAAATGATGGTTATTTCGAATATAGAAATGACGGAACTAAACATTATAATAAAGATTATAACAAAACATTCCCTGAACCAAAAGGTAAAGTGATTATTTATGTTAATTTTACCTATGGTGAAACACCATTTATCGGAATAACTCAAGATGGGGATACAAGAATTGTATATAATGGAGTGTGTAGTTCCAAAGAGTTTTTTATTGATTTAATAAACAACGTTAGATAATTTACTAGGATTACAAGTTAGTATAGTGTATATTTATAATATAAGATTAAAAAATAATAGGTTCTTTGAAAATATTGATCGCAACGTTTGAGGACGCCTCCTTCTCCTCAGAAGTAAAGAAAGATAAAACTGGTCTAGTTGCGATCATTCTTAAATAGGTTAAACATTGAATACCTTTGTAAATACCTAATTAGCCGACCTGGTGTTGGCTTCTAATGGGTGGATAAGTTTTACATAAAGATACCATCTCCTGAATCGACAGGGAACTGGCTTAACCGCCAGTGAAGTAATTCTGTGATGTGTTGTTCCCTTGAGAAAGGAATAGTGAGTGAATAGAATACGCAGTTTCTACAACACAAATGAGTTCTCAGCAAAGTAGTTAATAGGACGGAATGGTCTGATGCTGGAATGAGCAATTAACTACATGACCCTACTCTTATATGTAATGTGAAGCATGAGTTTCTGAAGTATAAGAAAGAGGGTGCTAAAAATAATAAAAAACAAACACAACATGACTATTTTCGCTAAATTATTAGTAACAACTGCTATTTCATTTTTTATTACTTGGATATTTGCATTTCCAACCACATCATTTACAAAACGAGGTATTAAAAAATTTGGTAGTTATGATAATTTTCTATACGTTATCGGTTTAATCCATGTTGTAATAGCTTTATTAATAATATTATTAATGATATGGATTTAACAACACCTAAATATAATAAAACATATGGCTAGAATTCAAATCAAATCAATATTCGAACAAATTGCTGAAAAAGTATTTGTTATGACTGATGTAAATAAAGCTAAATAATTCATAACTGAATTTGTTAAAGAAAAAGAAATTAATGATTTGGATAAACAAACCATTATTAAAAATGTTGATGAATGTAAAAACATTACAAGATTACACCAATACATCTGTAATTCATTGTTGAAATATGAAAATCTTTCAGTTAATACTAAAAAGACTGAAAAGAAAGAACAAGTAGAAGAATAGGACTACAAAATCTACAAACATATATTTATTTTATAAATTTAAAACTTAAATATTATGTTAAGATTTGAAAATAAAGATGGAATTGGTCCTTTCAGAGGTGGTTTCCCACGTAATATATTATCTGATGAGGTTAATAAAGAATTAAATTCATTTCTACACAACCATTATAATTTTCCTACACCATGGATGGAAGAATTAGTGATGAGTGAATTAAGTACTGGAACACAATGGTTTTGTGCTTATATTAATGAAGAATTATTAAAACGATTCTGTACATTAAATCAATTCAAAGCATTACTTGAAGCAGGTTACAAATTATATAAAATCGAAGCATCCCAAGTTCAATGGGGTTCATATCAAAATATTTTCACTAAAGAATCCTTAACAAATAAAACAGATATTACTGAAGAATTTCTGTTGAATTATTAGGATTACAAGTTAAATTAACATATATTTAATTTAAATAAAGGTTATGAAAAAGAAACTAACAGAAAGAGAATTAGCTAAACAAGTTATCACAAAATTAGAAACTGATAAATATAGTGGGATTTGTGTTATTTTATTGATTATGGTTGATGATTGGGGTGGTGATTATTTAGAAAGACACCTTCCTAAACTCTACAAACACCTTTCAAAACGAAGAAATTTTCATTATAAAAATGAAAATGATTGTATTGGGAGAAAAATGGGGATTGGTGAACATTATTATTTATGGAAACCATATAACTCATCTCCACGCATCAAAATCTTAAAACAAGTTTATAAAATTAAATAAATATGACTGAAAGAGAATTAGCCAAACAAGTTATTAAAGAATTAGAAACCTCCCCTTTCCATCCAGGTATATGTAGTGCTTTAGGAGATATTACTAATTCATCAAATTTAAGTACAAAATTACCTAAACTTTACAAACATTTATCTCAAAGAAGAAATTATTATTATAATGTATTTGATAGATTTTTAGGGAGAAAAAAAGGATATTATTCAATGTATTACTTGTGGAAACCTTATAATCACAAACCTAGAATAGCGATTTTGAAAAAAATATATAATATTAAATAAATCCAACACATCATGGCTAAAAGTAAAATTATGATGAAAACCAAAACCACAGAACAATGGTGGGAAGAATGGGAAAAAATTAAACAAGAAGTAATCACTGATGGTGATTATGATTTGGATGAGGAAGATGAGTTTTATGATGAAGAAGATGAAGATGAAGTTAATCGTGAAACAGATTTTCTATTTGAAGAAAAATTTGGATTTGAAATTCTTGATCTATACGAATAGGATTACATAATTTTTTAACATATATTTAAATAAAATGAAAAATATGAAAATACTAATGTATAATATTGTTACAGGTGATATATTAATCACCCAAGCAAAACATGAAGGTAGAGTCTATCAGAGTTATTTAAATAAAGGTTATACAGCTATTGGAAAGATTAGTGGATTTAATATAGTTGTTGGGAAATTAATCAATAATGAAAATATAAATTTAAACAAATCTCTAAAATGAAAACAGAAAAGCAAATAGCAAAAGAAGTAATTGAAATGCTTCAAAAATATCCTGGAAAATACCATGGTATTTGTTTAATATTAATAGAATTAGGGTATACTATTGGCTTCAGTACAGGTGGTATAAAAGGACCATTACCTAAATTATACAAATATTTATCAAATCGAGTTAATTATAACTGGAATTTGGGGGTGAGTAGACGTGTTAAAGGTAATCATGATGGTTGGTATTGGAAACCATACCAATCAACACCACGTATTAAAATATTAAAACAAGTTTATAAAATTAAATAAACATATAAAATTGGGAGTATTATTACTCCCTTTCTTTTTTATTAGGACTACAAAATTTATTAATGTATATTTAAACAAATAAAAAAATCCAAAACTATGTCACAAAAATATTATACTAAATTAACTGATTTAGATCAGATTAAATTTATTCAAGAATGTATTTCAAATAAAAATTTATCTGTAAGATCTGCAACTATCAACTGTCCAATAGATAGACAATATCCATTTTTACTTTTAATTATTAAGGAGGATGGAGATGCTGAAATATGTCAGATGAAAAATCCAGATAAAAATGAATCAAAACTTACCCCCATTAAATTCAAACAATTAGTTAGAACCCATAAATTACCACCCCACATCAAATTAAATAATGATTATACAGCTATTATTACTTCTAGTGGTGTTAAAGTAGGTTGTCAATTATTTCCCCACAGTATTATTTTAGAATTGGCTGAAGTAATTAAAAAATTAAATAAATAGGATTACAATATTTAGTATCGTATATTTATATAAATAAAGGTTATGAAAGAAAACATATCTGAAATAGAATTAGTTAAACAAATCATTGAAAGACTTGAATCTAATAACCCAAGTTACTCAGGTATATGTTGTGTTATTAATGATATTATGTCTAATTATAATGATAGTGTAATTGAAGATTATTTACCTAAATTATATAAACACCTATCTCAACGCAATAATAATTATTATTATTGGGATAGAATTGGTAAAATAGAAATTAAAGGGGTAAGATATGGAAAAAGAAAAACCAGAATCAGAGGTACCCACAACCAATTCTATTGGAAACCTTTCCACCACCCACCTCGCATCGCAATTTTGAAGAAAGTATATAATATTAAATAGTTTATTAGGATTACTCTGTTTATTAACATATATTTACCTCAAATAAATAAAAAACCCAAATTATATGAATAATCTTGATCCAAGAACTACTAATATTGTAGTTGATATTTTAAGTAAAACTACCAATAAAGAATTCACTAAAATAATTCAGATGGTGGTTAAAAAGAAAATTAAGAAAACTCTCAAATTCGAATATAACGTATCTCCATCTACCACTACAGATTGGAATGTTATCAGAGTGGAATTAGCAGATGTGTTGGGGGAAAATGGATTCCATTATTTCAATGATAAACGCAAAAAATTCAGACGAATCAAATTATATGGTATTAAGGATACAAAACAATTCCTTAAATTCGTAGCAAAACGTTACCCACACCTTCATATCTATCATTCAAATGAAAATGATAAAAGTAAATCTTACAGAAACTATTATGATGGATATTGTTTTAAATTACCTTTGTAGGATTACAATTTAAATTAACGGTTTGCATAAGACCAGTAAAGGAATGCGAGAGATGAACTATCGAGTTACACAACAGATTGAGCGGGCTACGATGCTGAAATTACCGATACAACCTTTATTGGTTTTATGCGGTGTTACCGCCCGTTTTTATTAATCCTTAAATCAATTTATTATGAGTAAAAAACTCGAAATACTAAAACAATCATTGGCAAAAAAAGAGGAACAACTTAACGCTAAATTTGATACTCATTTTGCAACTGTAAAACAAGCCAATGGGCAACCGCTCAACGACAAAAGAAATGGACAAGCCACTTTAAACAAGTGGGAACGCCAAAACGAAGGTATTAGGACAATTCAAAAAAGCATTGAAGCGACTAAACAGGCTATTGAAATTGAAGAAGGTAAGATAAAAGGAGTTGAACACACTAATACTTTTATACCTGCCGAAATTCAAAAGCTGGTTGAAACTGGCGAACTAATTCAATGGAGAAAACACCCGCATACTTTTTTTGTTGCTGGAGTTGATAAGGCTCGAATTGTTTGGGATGAAAAACGCAAAGTAGTTGCTCATAAATTTGTTAGTGAAATTACTATTCAAGAGCAACGGACAAAATTTGTCAGAATATACAACCCATTGAACGCTCTTTTAAATGGGCGGTAACACTGATTTTATGGAAGCATTTAATTATGCTATTTCAGAATGGAATGAATTAGCAGATGGTGATAATAAAATCAAATCAATCCCACTACCTATATTAAATGAAGCATGGTTATTTTTCCAAGAAGAGGGTGGTATTTCAGTTAATATTATTCAAGCTATGATATGTCAAATGTGTTAACAAAAACACTAGGACTACATAATTAATAATCATATATTTACAACATGAAAAATGAAAAATTATTATTAACTATTAATATTATATTTGGTGTAATAGCTCTATCATTATATACATTAAGATACTTTGTAGAATTTAATATAATTTATCCTATTTGTTGTAACATAATTCAATTCATTACAATTATATTTCAATTGATTAAAATTAAATAAAAAATTCAATTTATATTAGGACTACACTATTTTCAAACATATATTTAAAACATAATAATTATAAAATTCATAACATTATGTCAAAAATAACAAAATATTCTACCCTAAAACAAAACCCTCCTAAACTAACCATCAAACAAGGAGCAAAAGAAGTTATATTCACCACCATTTCATGTATGTGTGATAACATTCACTACTTAAAATTCAAGAAAAATGAAGAAGGTGAATTTAAAATGAATGGGAATGGACACTCCATAAGTAATTGGATGATGAAACACCCAACCCACGAAATAGAATGGAAAGCAGACGAAAATAACTGGGATGAAGTAATCGAAATGATTAATTCAGGTACTGAAGTAGTGGAATCTGTAATCAGTAGATAATTTATTAGGCTTACACAACCTATTAACATATATTTACAACATGAAAAAGAAAAACATACACAACCCAACAGATATCCTTACTCATGTATCTAAATTAGCTAATAAGTTAGAGGATGAAGGTGAATTACAACACGACTTGGGTAAATTTATTCATCTCGTAACTGAATTTGGAATAAAAAAAGCAAAAACATTTGAAGAAATAGATGCATTTGCTATGGGGGTGTTAGTTCAATTATAATTAATTTATTAGGTCTACAAAATAAATCAACATATATTTACATTATAAATAAAAAAAGCAAAAATATGAAAAATCTAAAACAATATGAAATTGATGCTATAGTTAATATTATAGTAGAGCAAATCACTCCTCAATTACAACACAAAATCTCCCCTAAAAAATTAAAACAGATGGAAGTGGACTCTGAGGAAGTTAAACTATTAGATAAACAAATTGATGATTTAACAAATAAACAAAGAAAAATATATGATAAATATAAAAATGATAGTGAAGTTTCTTGTTATAATAGTTCCTCCCAAATATTCATCCCCCAAAAAGTAAAATTGGATTGGAATGAAAGATTAAAAATTAAAGACGAAATCATTATTTCATCAATAGCAAACAAGGATATTGAAAAATTAATTAATCAGTTGGTAAAAAAATATTCTAAATAAACCACTAGGATTACACAATTTTATAACGTATGTTTACAATATAAGAAATTAAAAATATAAACATTTAAAAAACTATATATCATGAAAGTATCTGATTTAGAATTAAGTAGTATCTTCTTTTCTATGGAACACCCATTTGAAATTGGAGAAAATGGAGCAATTAAAGGAAAATTAGGATTCCAAATCATAGTATATGAAACTACTGATGGTGGGATAGGTATTGATATTGAACATGTTGATACTATGGATGTTAAATTTTTAGGAATTGATATCGAACTAGGTTATCAAGAATTCAAACAATTCAAAGCTAAATTACTTGAATTAGGTATAGATGTGAAAAAATTATTGGATGAAGAAGTAGATAAATTTACAGCTGAATTTAATGGAAATGAAATTATTAAAACAAAATTAAAACAAATGTTTAATTCTATTAAATAAATAGGACTACAAAACAAAAAAGCATATATTTACAACATGAAACAAATAAAACCTTATAATCAAGTCAAAATTGGTGACATGGCAATGGAAAGTCCCGATGCAGGTAATAATTGGGACCATGAATTAGGTGAAATTGTTTGGAAAGGTACTCTAAAAGAGCTTAAAAATTCAAAATATAATGATTTAGCAGATTATTGGTTTGATGAAGAAGATATATTAGAAGGTTATGATTTAGTTGTAGTTATAACTACTGGGTGGGATGGAGGACCAACATTGTTTGGTTATGATGAAGACCCATGTAGCTGTGTTGTATTTGAAGATTAATTAAATTACTAGGCTTACAAAGTTTTACAGTGTATATTTACTTTATAAGAAATTAAAAAAAGCTAAATATGAACTCAAACCTACTTGTAGTTGAAATAAATATTCCCAATAAACTAATCAAAGCACCCCAAGGTAAAATATTAGTTAAATGTGCTGTAGGGGATGAAGATGATGGATATGAAGGGATGACTCAACAACAAATAATAAAAAAGCTAAAAAATAATTATAAAGATACATTAGATTCCCTAATAGCATACTCAGGAGCAGAAGACTATACGATCGAGGATTGGTTAGAAGAAATGGGTGATGATGAAGATGCTACGCAACTACAATTATCAGATGAAATAAAACTAACACCCAATGATGTATGGATATATTGTTTTTTAGATACTAAATTCAATGAGAATGTGGTGATGGATGATTTAATGTATGAGGTAAAACCAAACATATATTTACATAGAGGTTAAACAATTTCATTAGGACTACAAAACAAAAAAGCATATATTTAATTCAAATAAAAAAGCAAAACATGAAAAAATATCGTGTATCAAGATCAGGAAAAGAATTAGTTAAACGTGTGGATGATTTCTTCGTTGAAGCAGATAAATTAGGAGCAATACTAGATGACGATGCAATTGATGATGATGATGATTCACTAATAGGGATAATGAATAGTTTAGTTCAGGTAGGTGATGAAGGAATTACTGAAGAAGAATTCGATGAAACTATTGGGGGTAACTGGGAAGCATGTCTACCACATTTGGAATTGATAGAATAAAAACCAACATATTAGGCCTACACAACAATAAAGTGTATATTTACAATATGAAAAACATAACACAACAAATAGAAGAGCTAAATAATTCCAAGATTGAACGAAAAAGAGTACAATCAGGATTCGAATATTATAGCGATGGAAATTTAGTGATGGAATTAGACGGATTATGCTTACAAACAAACAATCCAATATTCCAACAAGCATTAAAGAATGCGTTTAGTGTATATGGGGTGAGATATCAAATTGAAAAATATAATAACAATGTGATAGGATACTGCTTGACATTGAGTGGATTGAGAAAAATAGCTCATTTACTATAAGTAGTAGGTTTACAAAATAAAAAAACATATATTTAAAACATAATAAATAAAATATATCATGGCTAAAATATCTGAATCAAGACAAAGACAAATCATTGATAAGTGTGAAGATTTATTTGATGAAACAATTATGGGTGCACTGAGTGAAGATTTTGAATTCAAAAACACTACCGAAGTAAAAACAGCCATTAATTCATTAATAACACACCTCAAATCTATAAATGTTGAATCATTAGTTAATGATGAAGACTATTGATATAAGTATATCTAAAATGTGACAAACTCGTAGATATGGATATACGGTTACGGGACAAAAGTCGGTGTATGTGATCGAGTGTCGAGGTGATGTGTGTTGTGTTTGTGGTTCGGTCGTAACCCCCCTGCCCCACCCCAGTCCCCTTTTGATATAGTTAACAGATATATACGATTTTGTTAGGATTACGCAGTGTTTTAACATATATTTACACAAAAATAAATAAAACATGGAAATTCAACCAACATACCGCCAACACCTTAAACAACGAATCGATGATTTGTTGGGACAAGTCGAAAAGATACATGATATAGTTGCGAACCAACTAATGGAGGTGAGTTTTATTGAGGATAATGAAGAAAAGCATTACAAACTATGCGACATGCAACGCTACCTTAACAAAGCAGACCACCTACATTTTGAAATTTATATGTTGGATGAATTAAGAAGCTTACTATGTAAGTAGGATTACAGAATAAACAAGTGTATATTTACATTAAATAAAAAAGGTTATGATAGAAGTAATTATAACACCCAAAGTCATATTATCTCACTATTTAAATTAACATAAAAATATTAAACAACGTTTAAATCAACTCCACAACCAACATTCAGTAAAATATATGGATGTGTGGTGTTGAATAGAATATAACATTGGGATGTGTGGTTGAAATATTTTACCAATCCAACGATGAAAACGTTCTTTCACCATATGTATTATTGAATACAATGTGACAGGATTCCCACAGTGGAACAACGATAAGTGAATGCTCAGTCAGGACTGCTATCAATTGTTTAAGTGTTCAGATTATTAATGCCTTTTGTTTGTGCTGATACAATTGCGTATCGGCTATCATTGTCCTCGCCTTAACAAACAAACACATCAACTAACTTATTAGGATTACATATTGTTTGAGCGTATATTTACCTCAAATAAAAATAAATAATATGAGAAATGTAAGATATTGGTTCGATATATTTACTAAAATTAATAGTGAATGTGATGAGATAGAATATGTTCCGTTATCAAATGTTGAGTATTATACTGAACAAATATGGAACATGACTGAGGAAGGAGATTTACCGATAGATGAATGTAGAAGAATAGCAATTGGAATATCAAAAATTAAATAAATTATTAGGATTACAAGTTAAATAAACATATATTTACCTCAAATAATTAAAATATAAATATATGAACGAACAACAAAAATTGGCTCACTTATTACAGAACGCAATTGATGAGTCTAATAAAATGTTTGATAATCAAACACAATCACATGCTTATATCATTGGTTATTTACAAGGAACAATTAAACAAGTAATTGAAGAATTAAAATAAATTATTAGGATTACATATTGTTTGAGCGTATATTTACCTCAAATAAAAATAAATAATATGGAAAAATTAAATCAAATAATTGAACAATTTATTAAATCTTCATTCTCAGAAAGTGAGATACTAGAATTAAATGAAGTAACAAATTTAGTAACTCAAATTCCAATTTCAGATATTAATCCAAATATTGTTTCTGAGATTAAAAAATATGGTATATCTGTAGGTTATAGAAGTAATGAAACAGGATTAACGGTATATGTTGATAGTAGTGAAACTGAAGTATGGGTTGAAAGTTTATTTTAAAATAAATAAGTAGGATTACCAAACACACAAACATATATTTACAATATGAAAGATAAAGAGCAATTAATATCAGAAATATATAATATAAATCAGGAAACTGAATATATTACACGTGGGTTTATTAATGATGTGTTTGGGAATATACATGAAGTAGTTATATCAGATTATCCATTACAACCATCATTATATTTCGTTTATCCATATTCATCATTAGCTGATAAATTTATTTCAAGTCAATTACAAAATGCTTTAAATAAATAATTAGGATTACAAGTTAATAAAGTGTATATTTACAACATAAGAAAAATAAATAATAATAACAAATAACAAATAAAAAAATCCAAACCATGAAAAACGAAACAAAAAAATCAGCAGCTAAAACTAAAACAGTTAAAGCTAAAGCAGTAAAAACAGTAGTTGAAACACCAGTAGCGGTAGTAACAACTGAAGAAACAAAACAATTAGGCCGTAAGGTAAACCCGAACAGCGAACGTCAAAAACGCTTAGCGGACAAAGCAGCTAAAATTGCTAGTGGGGAAATCGTTAAACGTGGTCGTCCAGTTGAAGGTGAATCAGCACGTCAACAACGCTTAGCAGAGCTAAAAGCAAAAGCTGAAGCGAACGGTGGAGTAATCAAACGTGGAAGAGCCATTAATGGTGAATCAGCAAGACAAAAACGTTTAGCTGAACGCGAAGCAAAATTAGCAGCGGGTGTAACAATTAAACGTGGTCGCCCAGCACAGCCAAAAACAGAGGTTGTGGTTGCTGAGGAAGTAAAATAAATAGTGCAGTGTGAGCCCCTGGGAGAAAGGGGGCTCATACTTATTTTAGTCGGGTATATATACGATATATATCATAACTGCATAGTATCCCATACGCGCCGTATTCCATATAACGGGCCGGGGGGTGGCGACAAAGATTTGGATTAATTTTCAGAGTTTATATAACTATAGTGGGTCGATGAGGTATATACTTATATATCACCCACAACAACACAACAACAAATAAAATAAAAAATATGAGAAAATTATTATGTTTACTTGGAATCCACAAACACGAATTCTATAGATGGTCTGAATATTGGTATAATGTAGACGCTTGGAACCAAAAAGGAGGTAAAGTTAAAATATATAAATGTGCTTGTTGTGGTAAGTATTCTAAACCACCTAAATGGTATAAAAAAGAATATAGAAACCAATATCCATTTGTAGATATACATGGTTTCCCAGCTAAATGGCATCCCGAAGTAAAAGAAATAGCAGAATTATAATTAAATATTATTACATAAAAAATGGAACCAGACTACCCTCAACACTATAAAAATTACATAGGAGCCTATGGTAAACGTTTTTATAGACCTTTTGAAAAAGAGTACATCTTTAAAATCCTCGACTATAGAGTAAGAACAATGAAAGGTATATTAAATGAACATTGTGTTATTCCAGAATTTTTACTTGAAGATGGAACTGATGAAACAGATAGTATATTTTCAGATCCAAGAGGTACGTGGTATGATTGTGAGGATACTTGCATTATAACAAACGAATTACCCGTTTTAAAAATTGATTGGGTGGCTAATGTAAACGACTCTGATTATGAAAAGGAGTATTTTAATCCATTTTTATAAATTGAATTTCCATATGGCCCTTTTTGGGAAAAATCCAAAGGATTAACCTCTAAGAGAACCAAAAATTTTTACCCATAGAAAAAAGATATATACTTATATAATTTTCAATTAAATAATTGGGATTACAAGATTTTTAATCGTATATTTAATACATGAGAGATAAAGATCCAAAGGAAAAAGCTAAAGAATTTGTTGATATGTTTTATTACATGTTACCAAATAATGGATATTTAGATTTGGGAATAAACAGTTGCGATAGTAGATATAAAGAAGGTATTAAATGTGCTAGGAAATGTGTTAAAGAAATCATAAAAGCTTTAGATTTTAACAAAGAAAACCAATTTATTATAGAAAATTATTGGAAAATTGTTGAAAAAGAATTGGAAGAAAATTTCGACCTTTAATATATTTGTATATATGTATTAAGGATGTATAGAGATGAAAGTATATACGTATTAAAATAATATATTGCGGAATGTGAGAAGATGGTATCTCATTGGCCTCATAAGCCAACGCGTAAGCCTCACGGGTTCGAGTCCCGTTTCCGCTACAAATAAAAATAGTTAGAAATAACATGAAGCGTAACGTCATCCGGAGGGGTCCTACGTACCATGACAATGTTCGGGAGTTGTTTATTTTTATTATTTGGTCCTATAGTTCAAGGGATAGAACAGAAGTTTTCTAAACTTCCAATACAGGTTCGAGTCCTGTTGGGACTACAAAAATATATGCTCCCGTCGTCTACTGGCTAGGACATTTGGTTTTCGACCAAAGAAAGACGGATCGATACCGTTCGGGAGTACGATTACTAAGGTAAAGCTAAGGGTGTAAGAACCTTTATGTTGGTTAGGGGGAAGCCCCCATGAAATTCTAGGGTAATTTCTTCCTAGAGGTTAAATCCAACTAAAGTGCTAAACTATATAGATAAAGTTAACTTACTTCCTCTTAGTCTTCAATTGACAGGAATAATACTTTCACATCGGGGTACCTGTAAGCGATGATAACTTAGTAAGTCTTACGTCAATCCATTGACTGTTTCAAAGGAAGAATTAAATGGATTATTAAGTATGGGCGTCCATCACCTACGACAGAGGAAGACCATAGACACAATTTAATGGGGTCGCCAGGCTTTTGCTGGATACTTAAGTTCTTTGAGATGCATGTCGTGTTAGTATTGGAAACACGTAAATAACCTATATAAAAATCAAATGACGAAAAGTCTACTTTTACTTTCGAAGACGCAATGTCTTTCGTTGGTGCTGATTTAGCAGTAGCTGCTTAATCAATTTGGGTTGTATCCAACCTAGAAACAGAAGGATGCAAGAAATGAATAGAAAGTTTGAGTTGGTTTACAACTATTTAAATGAAACCGTTAGTCGTAATTGAACTATTTCTCAAAATCAATTATATTTTGTTAGTTTAGAAAAATTGACTAAACATGTAAATGAATTTCACTCAACACTTATCCAAACGAGGGTTCGATTCCCTCCGGCTCCACTTTTTCGAACTCCATATTCATATTTATAGTAAAATATAAGTATGAAAATATGTTCGAAGTGTAAAAATGAAAAGGAGGAAAAGGAATTTAATAAAAATTCTAAAAACAAAAAAACTGGTTTATCTTCCTATTGTAAAGAATGTGTTAGAAATTCTTCCAAAATATATTATATAAATAATATTTCAATATATAAGGAAAATTACCAAAAACATAGAATTTGGTATGATGAATATAAAAGTTCTTTAAGATGTTCTAGATGTCCTGAAAACCATCCATCATGTTTAGAATTTCATCATTTAGATCCTAATGAAAAGGAAGGTGGAATATCTGAAATGTTGAAGAGGAGATTAGACAAAGAAATTATTTTAAAAGAAATTGAAAAGTGTATAGTATTATGTTCTAATTGTCATAAAAAAGAACACTATAAACCTTTTATACATAAATAGCGGGGTAGAGAAGTGGTCATCTCGCAAGCCTCATAAGCTTGAGATCGTTGGTTCGAATCCAACTCAGCGCTACAACAATACCTTATCAGGCCTCTCGACTACCAAAAATGAAGCCCAAATGAGTGAGGTCTTTTTATGTGAATCAAGTTGGGTAGAACAAGATATGACTATGGAGCTCTGTTAAAGAGACGTTTTTAACATCTCCTAAACTTTTTTAAATTAAATAAAAAATGGCATTACCTATTAAAAGTACTCCAACTTTATATGGAGAAGATGCAAGAAAATTTTTGGAAGCTATAGCTAATCCGAAAAAAGCATCTCCAGAAGAAATCGCTAGAATGAAAGCTCATTATGAAGATTTTAAAAAGATAATGGAGAAAAGTAAAGAAAATTTTGAGTAAATTAGGAAATTTAAAATTTCCATCATATATTAAAGTATAAGAAAAAATAATAAAAATTGTATTTTTACAAAATTTACAATATGTATAATAAGAATTGATATTCCTTATAAACGAATGGATATAGTACAAGGGCCATTCATATCATCTTAACAATTTAAATAATAAAATGAAAACAACTTACATACATAATCAATTTAGTCCGTGCCTTCAGGCGACGTATCGTTTATCGATTGTCGATAATAAGGGATGGGGTATAAACCATGGTTCGGTATTAGATGTAGTTTAATTAAGATATAATTAAATGATTAATCCGAACCAGGTAAAAGAGGTTCGGATTTTTTGTTTTATATACATACGCGTCTTTAGCTCAGTTTGGTAGAGCACTGGTCTCCAAAACCATAGGTCGTAGGTTCGATCCCTACAGGGCGTGCGAAAGGTGAAGAGTGTGGGTTCGATACCCATCGAGCCGTTAGGTCGGCTTGTAGTTTAAGTGGTAAAACATCACTCATTATAAGGAAGGTTGGCAGAGAGGCTTATTGCACTAGTCTTGAAAACTAGAGGATGTAAAAGTTCCGTGAGTTCAAATCTCACACCTTCCTCAATAAATTGGAAGTTAGGTAAATATTGGTTTGTTACGATAACCTGCTAAGTTATTCCAGGTTACACTGGTGAGAGTTCGATTCTCTTGACTTCCGCATAAAATATATGGGCGCGATGCCGAAGGCAGGCGGAAACTTTTGCAAAGTTTTTATTAGGGTTCGATTCCCTCGTGGTCCACAAAGGTTTAGTTTAGAGATATCTATTTTCCTTAAAAAATGAATTCCACCACATCATATAGCTCAGCTGGTAGAGCATTTGTCTGATAAGCAAAAGGCCGTTGGTTCAACTCCAATTATGATGACTTAAAAAATTAAAAAATGGAAACAAGTAAGAAAATCGAGGACGATAAGATTATGTCCTCGTGGCGAGAAGGCACGCGCAGTATACTTTTAATATACGGGTAGGGGTTCGATTCCCCTCGGGGACACAAAATATAAGCTTTGGAAGCTCAGAAGGTAGAGCGGCTGACTGTTAATCAGATGGATGTGGGTTCGACTCCCACACGAAGCGCAAAAAATAATGGGAGTAAGGTGAATATAGGTTTGTCACCACGGTCTGTAAAACCGCAGCTTTACGTAAGGGTAGGTTCGATTCCTACTACTCCCACTAATGGATCTTTAGCAAAGTTGGTCAATGCGCTTGTCTGAAGAACAAGTTATATCGGTTCGATTCCGATAGGGTCCACAAAAACGTGTAATAGAGGAGTCAGGTTTATCTCGCTTCATTTGGGATGAAGAGCACGCAGGTTCGAATCCTGCTTACACGACGAATGCCCTTTTAGCTCAGCAGGAAGTAGCGCTTGTTTTACATACAAGAGGTCGTAAGTTCGATTCTTACAGAGGGTACTATAAGCAGGTAACGCATAAATGGTGGTGCATTGGTCTTCCAAACCGAAATAGAGCGAGTTCGATCCTCGCTACCTGCTCAAAAGTTAAAATAGGTCATGATGACGAGACGCCAAATCCACGACTCATATGAATACTAATTAACTTTTATTACGGTCTATTGGTGTAGGGGTAACAGTACTGTCCTGTCACGGCAGTGTCGCGAGTTCGAGTCTCGCATAGACCGCGAGTTGCACCTTTTTGAACCCATATAATATTTATAATAAAATATAAGTATGAAAATATGTTCGAAGTGTAAAATAGAAAAAGAATTAGATAAATTCTTTAAAAATAAAATGAATTGTAAAGATGGACATTCTGCTTGGTGTAAAAAATGTCAATTAGAACATAAAAAAATTCATTATATTAATAATAAAGATAAATATTCAGTTAGTTCATTTAATAGTAAAAAATGGTTTATTGATTTAAAAATTGGATTAAAATGTATAAATTGTGGATTTAATCATCCTGCAGCATTAGATTTTCACCATGTTAATCCTAAAGAAAAACTTTTCCCTATTAATTATAGTAATTTTGGTAGAAAAAGTAGAGGAGAAATATTAAAAGAAATAGAAAAATGTATAGTTTTATGTTCAAATTGTCATAGAATAGAACATTCAATTAAATATAATGAATATATAAAATAAGCTTCATACGCATGAATGGTGGTGCACCTCACTTGTAATGAGGAATAGATTCGGTTCGATCCCGGAATGAAGCTCTGTGTTGCAACTAATCTGAGGGTCCACAGGTCTAGCCTCAGTTAAAATGACAAAAAGGCCGACCAGTACCCTTAGCTCAGATGGTAGAGCAGTTCACTCATAATGAAAAGGTCACAGGTTCAATTCCTGTAGGGTGCACATAGGGTGAAATGGTTGAGTGGTTTTAAACACTAGTCTGCAAAACTAGGTAGGTTGGTTCAATTCCAACTTTCACCTCAAAAGTATACTCTCCCCTCGTCTAATTGGCAGGATGCGATGCTTTGAACATTGCGATGGTTTGGTTCGAATCCACCGGGGAGAACATATGGTGTTAATAGCTCAATTGGTCAGAGCGCTTGTTTGTGAGATAAGAGGTTATGGGTTCGATCCCCATTTAATACCCTTAATACACCGTTAGTTTAACTGGATAGAATGAGAGGCTACGAACTTCTTGGTATAGGTTCAAATCCTATATGGTGTACGTTTAATTAATGCCCAACTGGCGAAACTGGTAGTACGCGTTAGTCTTAGAAACTAAATTTTTGTGGGTTCGAATCCCACGTTGGGTACAAATATTTATTATAAAAAATGCTCCCTTGGTGAAACTGGTAGTACACGATGAGCTTAAGACTCATTGCCTAGGCGTGCGAGTTCGACTCTCGCAGGGAGTACAAAAAATTAAAATTATGCGGATACATAGAATAAATAAAGATTTAACTAAAATATTAGTTCTTAACTCAGACTATTTACCTGTGAATGTAACTACATTCAAAAAAGCATATAAACTAGTATATAAAGGAAAAGCTGAAATTGTTGAGCAAGATAACTTATATAAAGTAAATGATAAATTTACTAAACCATCAGTTATTCGTTTAATTAAATATGTTAATATCCCATATAGAAAAGTAGTTTTATCAAGAGAAAATATATTTAAAAGAGATGAACATAAATGTGCTTATTGCCCATCAGTTAAAAATTTAACAGTCGACCATATTATTCCTAAATCTAAAGGTGGTTTAAATACATGGGAAAATTTAATTACTTGTTGTTTTTCTTGTAATGCTAAAAAAGGAGATAGAACTCCTGAACAAGCAGGAATGAAATTATCATTCAAACCTAGTAAACCTCACCCTATATATTTTATTTATAAAATACATAAAGATGTAGAAAAATGGCAACCATATTTAATGTTTTAAGTTAATTAATTTTCTAATACTTTATTGGGATTACAAAATCTTTTAACATATATTTATACAAATTAAAAATTAAAAGATATGAAAAATTTAACCTTTCCAAAGATTTTTACAATTTTAATGTTTGTAATTTCTGCAATTTTATTGGTAACTAATATATTTGATATTACTAATTTTGGTTACTTAAATATATTTGGTTTATTTTTAACTCCATTTCTTACTATGGGAATATTTAATATATTAACTTTGATTTCCCATCCTATAGAAATTATGTTTATTTTACTTTTTGAATAAATTAATTATTTAATATGGAAAAAACATTTAAATCTCTCACACATATAACTGAGGAAGAGGCTGAGAAATATATATCTTCTAAAGAAGATTTTAAAAATAATACATTACATTTTTTCACTTTAACACCATTAGAAGATGGTTGGGAGCAAGTAAATTATTTTACTAAGCGAACCAAAAAACCTATTCCTACTATAGGTGAAGGAAAAGAAATCATATATATAATGTCTAATCCTACATATCCAGGTTTATTAAAAATCGGATATACAGGTAAAGAAATTGAAACTAGACGTAAAGATCTATCTAAAGCAACAGGTGTTCCTACACCATTTAAAATTGAATTTGTTTATAAATTACAAGGTAGAGGAGAAGAAATGGAACGTGAAATCCACTCATATCTTAAAGAATTTAGAACTAGCAATCAACGTGAATTTTTTGAACTAGAATTAAAACCAGCTATTAATGCTGTAAAGATTGTAGGAAAAAATTATATTTAATTATTTTATCAATATTTTGATTCCATTTTGTGTAAGTTAATTTTTACATAATTTGGAATCATTATATATTTATATTATATTAACATGTAAAATAAATTTTTATTTTAAATTTTTAGTTTAATTAAACTATTTATTAAATTTAATTAAACCATTTATTAAAAACATTTTTTATATTTTTTAACATGGATATAAATAAAATATTTAACATTTTTTCTACTACAATAGAACCTGAGGATGAAGATAATTCCTTATTGGTTGATTTTTCATCTCACCCACTATATTGGATTGGGGGATTTAATAAAATCCTTAATAATCAAGATTTTTTCAAATCATATACTGAGCATATTTTTAATACATTAGCTTCTGAGTTAGATCTAGATGAAGTAGAGAGAGCAGGAAAATTTCTTATGTTTGAAAAAGCGTGGGGATATATAAAAAATCTAAATACTGAAAATCATTTTCATTTAGAATGTATAAAAGAAAAATCTAATAATAAGTTTTTAGAAAATCTAATAACAACAATTGAATTTTTTGAGAAAGAAGAAGAATATGAAAAATGTTCTATTCTACATAATATCTCAGAAAAAGTAAAAGAATTCTTATCTTAGCTTGATTCTTATTTCTTTATAATGTATATTGATAATACGGGTTAAAAAAACATTAGATAAACAGACGAATAAACAATAATAACGTTGGATAATGTGGGACCACATGGATAACGTTGGGTATAAAATTTAAACAAATAATTAAAACCAAATATGAAACATAGAGATGCAGTAACTAAAAAATTAGACAATATAGAATCTGATTTGAATAAATTAAATTTTAATCTAAATCAAGGAGATAGAGATAATTGTTTTTTAACAATTGATACTATCAGAGAAAAAATTGATCAAATTAAAACATACATTGAAAATGAACCAATCATTGGAAATGAATTAAATAGATAATAAATTAAAAAATAAAAAAGTTATGAATTTTACTGCAGAACAAATCCAAAGTAATTGGGATTCACTTATTAATTATATAGATAATTATATTGAAGAACCCCGTAGAACTAAATTAAAAGATTTCTATTCTAAATATCAGGAAAGAATCATTTTAATGCCAGCATCTCATAAAAAAGAATACCACAATGCTTTCCCAGGTGGATATGTAGAACATGTTAATCGTGTTGTTTCAGCAGCCCTTCAACTTAATAGTGTTTGGGTTAATATGGGGGTAGAATTAAATTATACCGAAGAAGAATTAGTATTCTCAGCTATAAATCATGATTTAGGAAAAATGGGTAGTGAAGAACATGAAGCATACTTACCTCAAACAGATCAATGGCGTAAAGAAAAATTAGGTGAAGATTATTTATTCAATACAGAATTAGAATTTATGACTGTTCCTGATCGTAGTCTATATTTACTTCAGACTCATGGAGTTGAATATACCAAAAATGAAATGTTAGCAATTAAATTACATGATGGTATATATGATGAATCTAATAAACCATATTTATTGGGTTGGCTTCCAGGACAAAAATTACGTTGCTCTTTACCATTAATTGTTCATCAAGCAGATTTCTTAGCTTCTAGAATTGAATTTGAAAGAGAATGGTTTCCTAAATTTAAAAATAACTTGGATAATGGAAAAACAAATGGTACATTACCTAAGAACACCAACGGAAAAAAAATCCCTATCAAAACAAAAGCATTAGGTGATATGAAAAGTGAAGGATTAAAAAAAGCATTTAATACTTTCTTTACCGAGGATAATTAACCTATTAAATTATAAAAACAAATAAAGGTTGTGTTTAATAGCACAACCTTTTTTTATCAACTAAATTTAACAAAACAATGGTAACTACAATTATTATTTTAATTTTTATTATTTTAATATTATTTTTTGTAATTTTTAATCTATTAAGAAAAAACGAAAAATGTGAAGATATTATTAACTCATATGAATCTTATATGACCAATTTATCTAACACAATCAACTTCTCAGATAAAAAACTAAAAGAGATTGATGCTAAAGGTTCATTTGAAGGAGATGATGAAGTAGGTTTTTTCTTTAAACAAGTTAAATATTTACAAGAACAATTAAACAATTTTAAAATTCAATAGAATATATGTCTAAAAATTATTTTACCCTAGATACTGAAAGAGCTATTATACAATATAATTTGAGTATAAATCCTGCTGAAAAAAGTAAGATTTATGATGATAAAATTCATTATGCTTTTTTTAAACTTACTCAAAATATAATTCATACTTTTAAATTTTACTATACAGAAGTTGAAAATATTGAAGATTTACAACATGAAATTATAATATTTCTCCTAACCAAAATTCATTTGTACCATCATAGTAGAAGTATTCAGGATAGATTAAATAAAATAATAAATAAAGAATTCAAAGAATCATATGATTTAGATTTTACTCATTTTACTAATGATTCCCCTATCATAACTCAGGATCAAATTAACCAATTTATTTCAACACTTGAAGTATCTGAAAAATGTATGGAGAAGTTAAAAAAATTAACACCACCTAAAGCATATTCATATTTTGGTACTATTGTTAAACGTTGGCTTATATTATATAATCAAACTAACTATAAAAAACGAATCAATTCTACTCCAGTCTCCACAATTGAAGAAGATAATATATATTCGTATAATATAGAAGAAAATAATTCTCCTAGTGATAAATTAAATAATAATGATAAAATCTCTTTATTTATTGATTTATATGTTGATTATTGTACAAATAATATATACACTATTTTCCCAAAAGAAATTGATTCTAAAATAGCAGATGCGATATTAGAATTATTTAGAAAAAGAGATAATTTAATTATATTTAATAAAAAAGCATTATATATCTATATACGAGAAATGATTGATGCTAAAACACCAAAAATTACCAAAATAGCGGAGGAATTATATGATATATATAAAAAAGGTTATATTTTTTATTTAGAAAATGGTTATATAAAGTTTCAATAAAATGTATATTTATAATAAATAAAATATTTATAAATTATGAGCAGTTTAGAATCTGAAATATTTGGTGGTAAAAAACTTAAAGATTTATTCCAAGAAATTTATTCCAATCAAAAAAAGAAAGAAAAACAAATCTCAATTTTAATTGATGAATTAAAACCAATGATAGAAAATATTGGTGATGCTACTCTTATAGTTCCACTAATTAAAGAATATTTAGAAATTGGAGTTAAAAATGATGAACAATTAATTAAAATGGCTACTATTATACAACGTTGTCTTTTAAATGTAGCATCATCAAATAATGGGGATGGAAGCCTAATTTCAGAAGCTGAAAAAGCTCAATTATTAAAAGATATAAATAAATTAAATAATAAAGAAGAAAATTAATGAGATATGGTTTTTCAGGATTAAATCATAATTTAAATTCAAATAAAAATAACAATTTTGAATTAGGAAATAATAATCCTCTTACCATCATATCAATCAGAGTTATCAGTATAATTTTAGATAAATCTCATCCTAGATTTGAAGAATTAGGAGGATGGAATTCATTAGGAGCAATTGAATATGAATTAGTTACTAATCCAAATCCAAATTCTAAACTATATCCAGTTGCATATCCTATTAATCCTAATATAAAAACTTATCCATTAGTTAATGAAATAGTATATTTATTATCATTACCTAATACAGAAATAGGTAAAACTAATACTTCTAATAGACAATATTATATTAATATAATAAGTTTATGGAATCATCCTCATCATAATGGATATCCATCAAACCCCTCATCTTTACCTCCTTCACAACAAAAAGATTATGCTCAAACCCAAGGAGGAAACGTAAGAAGAGTAACAGACCAATCTACAGAAATATTTTTAGGTAAAACTTTTAAAGAACGCTCAAATATTCATCCGTTATTACCATTTGAAGGTGATTTTATCTTAGAAGGTAGATGGGGTAATTCAATTCGTTTAGGAAGTACTGTTAATAATTTAAACAATTGGTCATCTTCAGGAAATAATGGAGATCCAATTTTTATAATAAGAAATGGTCAAGGAATTAGATCTAATGAAGGGTGGGTTCCTATTACTGAAGATATAAATAAAGATGATTCATCTATATATTTAACTAGTACTCAAAAAATCCCTATTAAATCTAATAGTATAAATGATAAATTTGATTTTACCAGTTATAATTTATCAACGCCTCCACAATCCCCAAATGAATATGCTGGAAAGCAAATAATTCTCAATTCAGGAAGATTACTATTAAATTCTAATTATGATCATATATTACTCAATTCGGCAAAATCTATCAATTTAAATTCTCAAGAATCAGTTAATATAGATACTAAAAAATTCATAATCCAATCAGATAAAACATATTTAGGTAATGAAGAATTAGCCAAAGAACCGTTATTATTAGGTAATTCTACAGTTGATTTATTAAATAATTTAGTTTCTTCCTTAGAAAATTTAGCAACTGCATTACAATCAACACAAACTCCTCCTGCAGTTCCCTATCAACAATTATCATTAAACTTAACAATTCCAGCATCACAACTTAAAACAAGTTTAAAAGCTATAAAAGAACAATTGAAAAATATAACTTCAAAAAATAATTTTACTGTATAATGGCTAATTTATCTACATTTTCTTTTGAAGAGTATTATGATACTTTAAATAAATTATCTAATATAGATGCATTTAATATAAAACCTAATACCCCTGAATCATTTATAAGTGATAATATAAGATTATTTATTGCTCCTACTTTAAGAGCATATATATCTATTTTTAGAGAAAAATTATATGAAAAATATAAATTACCTGAAGATTTCCCAACTACTAATCTAACAACCCAATTTTTATCATTAGATGAAGAAAAAAAGATTTTAGGAATAGAAGAATTTAATAATTGGAAACAATATTGGAACGCATATCAGGATTATAGAAAAAAGACCCCACAACTACCTCCAAGAGGTACTGTAGGTACGGAAGAATTAATAGATGCTTTGGTTTTTGGAAGAAGAAATGCTAATTTATTTGGAGCATATCAAGTAAATTCTCCTGAAGTATCTAAAACAGCTACTAAAACAAATCAAGAAATAAAAGATACTCAACAAAAAAATTTAACTCAAAGTAAAATTACCTCAATCAAATCATCAGTAAGTAAAATTTAATAAATGGTAGGAAAAGATAAAATACCTGTTTTATTAGTCAATAAATCGCAAGAATTGATTGATCAATTAATCCCTACTATTATTCAAATAGCATCTCAAGTAGGTATTGAAAATATAGGTCAAGCAAATGAAAAATTACCTAATACATGTCTTTCTAAAGATGAATTAGAAAAAATTTTAATTATAAGAAATAATTTATTAACTAAATTAAATAATACCTCTAAATTAATAGAAACTTTAAGTAAACCCTTAGATGTACTAAATACTACAGTAAAGGTAACTTCAACTCTACTTACAACTACTAGTATAGCCAGAAAAGCTTCTAATATAGCTATAGCTGCTGTCCCATCACCTCCAGGTACTCCAGGTGCAATAATTTCTACTCTAAATGTTTTAAAAGATTTAGAAGAATTTATTACTCCTAAAATTCAATTAGCTAAAAATAGTGTTACTTCTATTTCTAATATATTAGATTATGTTAATTCAATTTTGTCTAAATTAATAATTCTATTAAAATCTATAGATAAATATCTATTAGGGTGTAATGTATCTGGGTTAGTAACTTTAAATGAATATTTAACTAAAGTTGATGAAAATTATAACCAAATCAAATCAGAACCAACAAATAAAGAAATATATCAAGGATTTATTTTAGAAGTTGTAGAAGAACCATTTTCACCAACAGTAAGTAAAAGAAAAGCTGTTGCAAAAAATTCACAAGGTATTATTTTATTATCAACTCCTTCATCCTTTACAACTATCCCACAAATTTTATTAACAGAACTTAAATTAATAATTGATAAAAATAATTTAAAAGCCAATTAATTTAATATTTATAACAAATGAAACAACAAGAACTTAAACAACTAATTGAAGAATCAGTAAGAAAAGTATTTAATGAAGAATTAAAAAATATCTTATTAGAAGCAGTTAAAGGAAATAAACAATCTATAACTGAATCTAATGATAGTAGAACAATTAATTTTTCAACAAATTCAATCCCACATAATCCAAATGTTAAACCTATTGATAAAAAACAGGCTTATATGGATATATTAAATGAAACAGCAGAAGGTCCAAAATCTCCTTATGAGCAAGAATTTAAAATAAATGGACCAATAAATACTATGTCTGAAGGAAGTTCACTTCCTGAAGGTCAATTAAGTTTAGATAATATAATGAATTTAATTAATAAATAATGGCATTTGGATCAAAGAAAATATTTCCAATAGATCAAAAACCAGGAACTGCGGTTGGAATTTCTATTCCATTTAATGCTCCTAATGTATTTTTTTCCACATATACTACTAAAGATGCCATAAAAAATAATTTATTAAATTTTTTTCTAACTAATAATAAAGAAAGATATTTAAATAATAAATTTGGTGCTAATTTAAGAGCCTTTATATTTGAACAAATTTCTTCAAATAATATTGATTTTTTACAAGAAACTATTCAATCATTAATAGGTCAATATTTTAATAATATAAAAATAGAAACCCTTAATATAAATGAATACCCAGATTCAAATGAAATAAATGTTATATTAGTTTATAGCATAATAAACACAGGAATTACAGATCAAATAGAAATAACATTTACATAATAATGGCTACTAATAAAAATATAAAATATATAAACAAAGATTTCTCAGAATTTAGAGCTAATCTTATAGATTATACAAAAACATATTTTCCTACTACATTTAATGATTTTAGTCCTGCATCACCAGGTATGATGTTTATGGAAATGGCTTCATATGTTGGAGATGTTTTATCTTTTTATTTAGATAATCAAGTTCAAGAAAATTATCTTCAATTTGCTCGTCAATCTAATAATTTATTTGAATTAGCTTATATGTTTGGTTATAAACCAAATGTAACAGGAGTAGCATTAACTAATATTGATTTTTACCAAAAACTTCCAGCTAAATTATCTGGTTCAACTTACATTCCAGATTTTGATTATTCATTATTCATAAATGGAAATTCTACAGTAACTACTACTAATGGTATTTCTTTTCTTATTTCAGATCCAGTTGATTTTTCAGTATCTAGTTCATCTGATTATACTGATGTTTCTATATATGAAATTTCAGGTGGTAACCCAACATATTTTTTACTTAAAAAAACAAGAAAAGCAATATCATCTACTATAAATTCAAAAACATTTACTTTTGGTAATCCTACAAAATATGCAACTGTTGAAATTAATGCTTCAGATATGGTAGGAATATTAGATTGTTTTGATAGTGATGGAAATCAATGGTATGAAGTAGATTATTTAGGTCAAGAAATGGTCTATGATTCTATAAAAAATACTAATACTAATGATCCTACTTTATCTTCATATAATAGTGATTCTCCTTATTTGTTAAAACTTAAAAAAATACAAAGAAGATTTGTAACTAGATTTAAAAACTCATCAACTTTACAAATTCAATTTGGAGCAGGCACAACAAATGACTCAGATGAAGTTATAGTACCTAACCCAGATAATGTAGGTATAGGATTACCTTTTGAAAAGACAAAATTAACAACAGCCTATTCCCCATCTAATTTTTTATTTACTAAAACATATGGGATAGCTCCATCCAATACTACATTAACTATAAGATATTTAACAGGAGGAGGAGTTGAATCAAATGTATCTTCTAATACTTTAACCAGATTAAATGGTGATGTGAAATTTTTAAATTCAAATCTAACTGCCATTACAGCCGATAATATTTTTTCCTCATTAGCAGTAACTAACCCAGAAGCAGCAAGTGGAGGAGGAGATGGAGATACAATAGAAGAAATAAGACAAAATTCTTCAATGAATTTTTCTACTCAATTAAGAAATGTAACTCAAGATGATTATTTAGTAAGAGCATTAAGTATGCCCTCAAAATTTGGAAATATATCCAAAGCATATATAGAACCCACTAAAATTGCCTCTACATCTCCAAATGAATTACCTAGTATATTAGATTTATATGTATTAACTTATGATATAAATAATAAACTTAATAACGCATCACTTGCTTTAAAACAAAACTTATCAACATATCTTTCTCAATATAGAATGCTTAATGATACTGTTAATATTAAAGATGGGTTTATAATTAATATAGGAGTAAATTTTGATATAATTGTACTTCCTAATTACAATAGTAATGAAATATTAACTAAATGTATAAGTGCTTTACAATCATATTTCTCAATAGAGAATTGGCAAATAAATCAACCAATAATATTAAGAGAATTATATATTCTTCTAGATAAAATAGAAGGAGTTCAAACAGTTAAATCAATTAGTATATCAAATAAAGTTGGAACTAATTTAGGATATTCTCAATATGCATATGATATTTCAGGAGCTACTAAAAATAATGTTGTATATCCATCATTAGATCCTATGATTTTTGAGGTTAAATACCCAAACACTGATATACAAGGAAGAGTAGTTTCATTATAAATTTTTATATTACATGGCAATTTTTAAAATATTTCCAACAAAAGATACAACATTATATTCTATGTATCCTGAAATGAATACAGGATTAGATGAAATTATAGAATCATCCCTTGAAGTAGGTATCCTACCAGATCCTTCACCTCAAACAAGTCGATTTTTAATTCATTTTGATAATGATGAAATAACAGATATTATTGATTCAAAAATCCAAAATTCTCAATGGACATCTAATTTAAGATGTTTTGTTGCTAATGTTACAGCTTTAAATTCTGATACAACAATTCAAGTATTCCCTATTTCTCAATCATGGAATATGGGTACAGGAAGATACAAAAACTCCCCAGAAACACAAAATGGAGCAAGTTGGATATGGAGAGATTATCAAGGTGGAATTATATGGACTACTAGTTCATTTGCTCCAGGTTCAACAGGTTCTTATTCAGCTTCCGTTGATCCAGGAGGATGTACTTGGTATGTAACTCAATCATTAAGTGGATCTCAAACATTTAGTTATTATACTGATAAAGATATTAATATTAATGTTAAAAATATTGTAGAAAGTTGGTATAGTGGTTCTATATATAATGATGGGTTTATTCTAAAACAACAAACAGAATTTGTAGATAATGAAGATGTACAACCTAAAATGAAATATTTTTCAATTGATACTCATACTATATACCCACCATGTTTAGAATTTAAATGGAATGATTCATCTTTCTCTACAGGTTCTTCTACATTATCTACAATATCAACACAACCATTTGTTGTAGCATTAGGTGATAATCCAGGATACTTTTATTCAGGTAGTGTAAATGTATTTAGAGTATATTCTAGACCAGAATATCCTGTTAGAACTTTTTCAACATCTTCATATTTTACACAAAACTATTATTTACCAACTTCTTCATATTATGCTGTGAAAGATGTATATACAAATGAATTTTTAATAGATTTTGATTCTACATATACTAAATTAAGTCAAGATGAAACTAGTAGTTTCTTTACTTTATATATGAATGGATTACAACCTGAAAGATATTATAAAATATTAATTAAAACTATGGTTGATGGAAATACTATAATATTAGATGATAATTATTATTTTAAAATAATTAATGGATAATGAAAAAATTTAAAATTAGATTAATTATAAAAGAAGAAATTGAAAAAATTATTGGAAGGGGAGGTTCTAAAGAAGTTACTTCTTCTGATAATTCTAATGTTGTTACTAAAAAATTCTTAGGAAATATAAATAAAGAAAACCTATTAAAAGAAAAACAACTTGGAGATAAATATCCCAACTTTATAGCAAAAACAATAAAATTAACTGATAATTCACTTACACAAGAAAAATTAAATAATAATAAATTATATTCTCAAATAATACTATCTCTATCAGAAGAGGGTCAAGAATTGTTTGAAGAAAGTGGTTTAGATGATGAATTTGAATTTTTAGTAAAATATCCTGAATATAATAAAAATAAGGAATTAAAAGATAAAATATCAAAATTAGATAATTTTGTAAAAAATACTCTTATAGGTAAAGAAAAAATATCAATCAATAATTTAGATTATCCTAATATGAATAATATAGGATATGATAATAAAGGAAATATAAAATTATTAGAAATATTTTATTAAAATGGAAAAATTAAATTTAACCAAAAAAGCATATGCTAAGAATCAATTTGAAAAAGTTATAGATACTAAATTTTCACAATTAGCATTATCGCCATCTAATGAACAACCGGTTACTCCAACTATATCGATTGATGAATTTTTTCAATACTATGATCAATTATTTTTCCAAATTCCTAAACTTGGTCCTACAAAATCTCATGAATACCTTATAAAAACAAGTTCCGAATATATAAATTTTACTCCATTAAATGATGATATATCAGCCTTAGTAGATGAAATAAATGTATTACAACAACAAAATCTAGAATTAAATCAACAATTAGTAGAATTACAACTTCCTAAATAATGGATAAATTAGTCAATATCACCCAAGTAAATCCAGATAATCTTCAATTACAAAATTATACAATTGATGATGAATCTCTTATATCCAATTTTACTCAAGATATTATTTTTAATCCCAACGAAGATTATTTAGAATATTTTGTACTTGATTTAAATCAAAATATTTTATTTAGTAATGTTGTAGGTTATCCTAATTATAAAATTCAAGATAATAATATATTAATTGATCCACAAAATAACCTGGAACTAGCAGGATTTACAGAAGGTCAATATTATACAATATATAATTTTTTAAAGCAAAAACTATCTTCATCTCCATATAATACTCTTTATATACAAGATATAAGTCCCGATAGAACTGAATTAAGATTAAATACAACAAAGATATCTAACTCTGATATCATAGAATCTACTTCACAATTAGCTTTAGAAATCGCTAACTCACCAGGTTCATACAAAGATTTTTATTTAGATTTTGGTGATAATAATTTAATTATAGCTACTAATATTGCTTTGGATAATACAAATCCAACTAACTCTACAGTACTAATAAAATTATATGAACCATTACCTGAAAATTTTACTTTTCAGTCTCAATGTTGGGTAGTAGAACAAATAGCTGAATCTCAAGCTTATCAAATTGAATTAACAACAATTTTTACTCTTGAAGAAAACTTAAATTATATTGGGGGTCCTAATTTTAATTTACCTATTCAAGACCAAATAAATAATTCTACCTCTTATCAAAATTTAAGTACTCTTTCCCAAAACACATCTGTTCTAGGTTCAGGTAGTTTACTATACCAAATAAATAGTATTTTAAAAGATAAAGGAATTGAAATTAACATAGACTATTCAGATTACTCTGATTTTGTTCATTTTTCATCCGCTCAAACAAGATTAGAAAATTTTTATTATAAATTGGCCCTATTAGAAGAATACACATTAAGTGGAAGTTATTCTAATAACACCCCAACAAGTTCTTTCACTTCAGCAAGTCAAGGAATGTGGGATAATAAAATTAATGAAATAATAACTAATTTTGATGGATATGAATATTATTTATACTACACCTCAGAAAGTTATTCTTGGCCTAAATCCAATTCACAATATCCATATTTAAATTATTCTGTAAATGATCCTATTTCTTTAGCATGGTTTGTAACTCAATCTATTTCAGCATCATTATATGATAATGAAAATATTAATGGATTAATTAATACAATTCCTTCATATCTAAAAGAAGATCCTCAAAATGATCAATATATTTTATTTGTTCAAATGATAGGACAACATTTTGATAATGTTTGGATCTATTTAAAAGATATCACTAACAAATTTGATTCAGATAATAGATTAAATTTTGGAATTTCAAAAGATATAGTAGCACAAGCAATAAGAGATTTAGGAGTAAAGATATATCAAAATAATTTTTCTACCACTGATTTATACTCAGCATTATTAGGAGTAACTAATTCTGGGAGTAATTTAAACATCCCATTTACTACAGGATCATTACCATCTCCATCAGGATATGAATATATAAATTCATATGTAACCGCTTCATCATTAAATGATTTACAACCATTAGATGATGTTAACAAAGAAATTTATAAACGTATATATCATAATTTACCTTACTTATTAAAGAAAAAAGGTACAGTTGATGGATTAAGAACTTTGATAAATATTTATGGCATTCCTGATACAATATTAAGAATTAACGAATTTGGAGGTCAATCATCTAATATAACAAATTATGATAATTTTCAAGATCAATTCAACTATGAATTTTATTCTGAAGGAACAGGTTATTTAAAATACCCTCTAGATTTCAAAGCATCATTCTCAGGAGAATTTAGATTTAAAACTAATGGGATACCATCATCATCAATTTCACAAGTATTATTAACCTCAGACGATACTTCTTCCCTTATAATAACATTACATTATACTGGATCAGGAAATACTAGTGGTTCATATTCTGGTTCAATTGTGGACCCTTATAACAATTATGGTAATGTTACTTTAGAAGTAAGTGGATTAACATCAAGTGTTTATTTACCTGTGTTTGATGGAGATTGGTGGTCTGTATTATTCTATTATGATTTAACCTCACCTTATACTCAAAAATTATATGTTAAAAATAATATATATGAGGGATACGATGGAAATACTATAGGATTTCAAGCTTCTTCTAGCTTCAACAAAAATCCTACAGCGATATCAGGTTCATTATACTTATCATATCCAACAAATGTAGGATCTAATTATCCATTTTCTGGATCATTTCAAGAATTTAGATTATATAACACATTATTAAGTGAAAGTAAATTTAATGATTACGTTATGAATCCATTTTCTATAGAAGGAAATATGGTAACAGGTTCTCAATCATCTTTGAATACTTTATTATTTAGAGCTCCTCTTGGTGCATTGTTAGATAATGATTCATCTTTACTTATAAGATCTTCTTCACATTCTTCATTAACATCATATCCATCTGTACCATCATTAGGTTCTGCTACTAGTTTATATTATTTATCTGGTTCATTTACTTTTGAACCTAATACTGAATATAATTATCAAAATCAATTTAATGCCGGAATAAAAAATGCAGTTTCAGATAAAATAAGAATAATTGATGAAGTATTACCAAGTGGAGATACTCTTTCCAAATATATATCAATCCAACAAAATTCTTACGTAAGTGAAAGTTTCACCAAAGATGTTAATTATGTTGAAGTAGCATTTTCCCCTCAAGATGAAGTTAATGACGATATTATAGCTCAATTAGGCTCATTTAATATTGGTAATTATATTGGAGATCCAAGACAAGTATCATCTTCATTAACTTATTACCCTGATTTTAATAAATTAAGAGATGAATATTTTTCTAAATATACTAATAATTATAATTTGTGGGATTATATAAGATTAATTAAATTTTTAGATAATTCTTTATTTAAAATGATACAAGATTTTACTCCTGCAAAAACAGGATTAGCAACAGGTATAGTAATAAAACAAACAATTTTAGAAAGAAATAAATATCCTTTACCTCAAGCAACAACAAATAGTGAAATAGCTTTTGTAGGAAGCCCAACATCAAGAACACTTAATATACCTTACTAATGTCATTAAAAAATATTCTCATAACAGGATCTATAGGTAGTATTCCGTCTCAATCATACGGACAAAAAACTTATATATCTTCTACTGATAATCAATCTATTCCTATAGAACATATTACTGGAAGTAGTGGAGGATCAATGCCTGAATTAAACGGGAATATATCTTCATCTAATTTATTTGTTAATATTACTCAATCTTGGGAAGTAACAAACAATTCTCCCCTAGGACCAATTACTTATACTCATAATACTCAAGATGAATTTATAAATGGTGAATTTAGTGGATCAACATTACAAGTATCAGACCAACGTCTAGTAGATGAAGATTGTATAAATTTATTAAATATAAATCCCACATTAGTAAATTATAAAATATATTTTTATAGTAATAATGTAACTCCTTCAGGAATATTTTTAGATTCAGATACAACACCAAATTCAGGAGAAATATATTTATTATATGATTCATCATCACTTTAAACAACATGCCAATATCAACAACCGTAACTAGATATTCTCCATCTGTCATAACTAAGGGAATTAAATATATTAAAATTAATAGATTTGATGAACAAGGTACTGATAATACTATATCTCTACAAGAATTAACTAATTTAAGATTATTATTTGAAGATTTAGGTATAGTAGATTTCCCAATATTATCAATAGCTGAATACTCAGATTATTATTTATATAGAGTAGGTCCTGTTGTTTTAGGAAATTCAACTGATAAATTTAAATCACCAACAGATCCTAATACTGCAACAGATACATACTCTTTAACCTCAGGAGATAATACATCTCCAATATTTTATGGATATACTAATACAACAGGAAGTATAAATGGAAATGGTTTATATAATTTTCAAAATGGTGGATATACCGTAACAGCAACATGTTATTTTTCAGCTAGTGCAACAGTAGTATCTAAAAAACAATTCTATGTCTTATTTACTGGATCTAATGGTATTATAAGTAAACAACTATTTAATCCAAATTTTGGAAGTCCTGGAACTGGATCTTATTCAGCTTCTATATCATACGTTCCAACATCTGGTTCTACATTAGGTGTGGCTTTTGCCTCTAGTTCAGTTAATATTAATTTTAACTTACCAAGTATTGACTTTAGAATAACTCAAGATATAACTTCATCTATTGATAATAATATACTAAATCATAATTTTAGTGCTTCTGCATATACTGGAAGTGATAAATTATACATCACTGATCCAGGTTCTTGGACAGGAATAGGTTTATCATCATCTATAAATCCTCTTTCATATTTTACTTCCTCAACAAATAAATATACATTTGGTGATACTCCAAACCATTTAATTCATTTTACATCCTCAGTCTATCTTGAAGGATCAGGAGGACAAATAATATTAGAATTAAGAAAAAATATTACTGATGTTATAGCAACTGAAGGATTCTCAGTAGGAGGTGGTACTACTGTTGCGATTTCTGCTTCATTTTTAGCTACAGAAAATGATGCATGCTTTTTATACATTAATAATGATGGATCAGGATTCACTGTTACAGCTAGTAATGTACAATGGCAATTTACTCAATCTGTATCTCCACATTCTGAATCTAATTTAACAGTTTTAGAACCATATTTAACTGAAAATTTCTTTTATAGTGATTGTAATGCATTATATGGTAATGCTGATGGATTAGAATATGATGATAGTTTTATGAAGATATTATATGATGATGGTTCTGTAATACCTTCAAACCAGTCAGAAATATTATCAAACACAGCAGAAAGAGCTCCTGTAAAATCATATAATTATGCTTTAAGAGCACAAGTTATTCCTAGATATAATGGTGTTAAATTAATCCAACAAAATAGAAATATATGGACTGAAGGAGATACTAGTTTTGGAAAAGAACCATCTGTTCAAAATTTAGGAACATATTTTGCATATTTTGATTATATGAATGGTACTGATTATATATTAACTAATAAAAAAGCCGCTCATATATTATATTTAATAGATAAAGATGGTAAAGTACAAACACCAACTTTAGATAGCCCATATTATCCTAATTTAACACAAAATTTCCTCTCAGGAGAAAATGCCAATATTTCATTTGAAACTTCTACAGGTAATGCTGCTAATATTCAAGGTATTAAACCTATCATAAGATCAGGAGTTTACCCAAAACCAGTTATATATTCTCAAACAGGAAGCAATGCAAATTCTTCTTCAAATATAATATTTGATAATATATACGAATTATCTAATGTACCTGATTATTTAACAAGTATTTACTTATATCCTCAAACATGGCAGATAAATACATATAATAATTTTTTAGATGCTTATTTAGGAACTGATCCTATAGTTAATTTTATTTCCCCAAATGTAAGTTATAATAGTGTATCTCCTGATAGAAATCTAGAAATAGATGTTTCTTCTAATAAAACCCAAATTATTGCCTCAATTAGTATTCCATTAAAAACTGTATTTCCTACCCCATCAGCATTGGGAGCAATACGAATATTAAAATCTACTGATGGTGGTACTACATGGAATGAAATAGCTATACTAAATAATTTTTCAATAAATTCTTCATACGAAACATTTTCATTAAGTACCTCACCCCAAATCACTACTCTTGGAGATAAATATAGAGTCACAATTAATACAGTAGGGATTCCTGGATTTATACAACAAGGACAAGGAACATTTTCTCTATCACAAACACCCGCCCCATCTAATATTTCAATTAATCCTCCATATTGGATTACTGGATCTTTATCAAAAAATATACTTACAGGCTCAGCATTTACAGGATCTTATATAACAACATCCCCATTATATCAAACATTTCCATCTTCCTCAGCATCATATGAACCTGTTTTACCATTTACATTACAAACAAATGATGAAATTAGGTTTGAAGGAGACGAAACCCAAATATATACTATTACTACTGTAGAAACAGGAATAAGTGGATCATTATATTTAACTTTAAATAGAAATATTGCCGATGGGACTGATTTAGATTCATTTTTAATAAGAAGATATACTCCTGACCCTGGATATATATTATTGGATATACCTTCTGAAGGAGGAGGAACAGGTTTTATTTTTCCTGAACACGTTACTTTGGATGTTCAACGAAATTTTAATACCATAATACAAAACTTAAAAGAAAAAGGATTAATTCCAATTTAATAAAAATATAATTTAATAATATTTATAATAAAAATATAATAATAAAATGGGATATTTAAATAATACTGTTATAACAGTAGATGCAATTTTAACAACAAAAGGAAGACAATTATTAGCAAAAAATGATGGTTCTTTCAAAATTACTCAATTTGCTCTCTCAGATGATGAAATAAATTATACTTTATATAATCCATCACATCCATCAGGTTCTGCTTATTATGGTGAGGCAATTCAAAATATGCCTTTGTTAGAAGCATTTCCTCAAGAAACCCAAATTATGAAATCTAAATTAGTTACTCTTCCTAGAGGTACAGCTAAATTACCTGTTTTAGATTTAGGTTATTCTGCAATCGTAATTAAACAAGGTGCTTCATTAACAATTACTCCTCAAACATTAAATTATTTTGGAGGAAATACTTTTGAATCTACTGGATACACAGCAACAATTTCAGATGTTAGATTATTTAGTACATTTGAAGGAGTAGGTGTAAATACTCCTGCCGCCCAAGCATTAAATACTACAACTACATTAGGAACAAATGTTTCCAAAACAGTTGTTGGTACTACAATTAATATAAGAGCAACTACTATAAATACTTTATTTGGTTCTAATAATCAATTACAAGCTACATTAACTGTAGTAGGTAGAGATAGTGGTGCTCGTTTAACAATCCCAGTAACTGTAACAAAAATATCTTAAATATAAAACATGTCTTTTAACCGTTTTTCACCCGAAGATTTTGTAGTAAGCTCTGATTCAATCACTTCAACCTTATGGTCAGGAGGAGCAGTAGCTTTAAATACTATTTATACTTCATCTACTCAAGAAGCAGGTTCTTCTGGAGATTTTTATTTAAATATTTATCAAACAGCTTCTACAGAACCTGCTGCAGCAATTCAATTTGCTATAGCATATGGAAATAAAAATGGTAGTGGAAGCTCTTTATATAATAGCTCAGTTAATGGAGCATCACCAACAAAAACTACATATGGTCAATACCAAAATTTAGTAATAGGAGATGAAAATACAGATTTTATATTTGGAGGATATACCTCATCAGATTTCTGGGTTATATCTGTAGATAGAACAAGATATAAAGAATCTTTATTCCCAGGTTCATTAGCACTAACAATTTCAGGAAGTACTGGAGCTCTTACATTAACAGATGATAGTCAAGTAGCTTCTTCAATAATATTTAATGATGCTGGAAGAGTATTCCAATTAGTTAGTGGTTCTCAAGGAACAGTATATACAGGATTATATTCAACAGGGTATAGTCCATCAGGTTCATATGGTTGGTTGTTACCAGATATTGGAACTATTATTTTAAATCCAAAAGCATTAAGTGCCTCAATTTCTTTATCTCCTAGTCAATCATCAAACTCAGATGGGTTAAATTATAGAAAATTATATGATGCTTTAAATGGAGCTTCTGCAAAATCGTTCTCTTTAAATAGTCAAGAAACTATTTCTTCAGATTACATATTTGTAAGAGCTAGAAATGCCGAATTTAATTATTCTGAAAATCCAAGTTTCATATCAGGTAGTACTGGAGAAGTATTATTTAATTCATTTATAAATGCTCCACAAACATATATAACAACAATTGGTTTATATAATGATACTAATGAATTATTAGCTGTAGCTAAACTTTCAAGACCATTATTAAAAGATTTTACAAAAGAAGCTCTAGTAAGAGTTAAATTAGATTTCTAAAATGGATGAGCGCTTACAAGCAACTTCTCACATCAGATATAATCGTTACTCCATTTGAGGTAAATAAAGAATTTACTTTTTATGGGGAAAGCGATTTAACTGGTTCTAATGTAGGAATTGATAGATTATTAGGTAAAAATATAACCTCATCATTATTTAATCCTAATTCAGACCCAACAACTGGACAATTAGGTACTCAATATCAAAGATTAATTTATAATTCAATTAAAGAATTATATTATTCTAATTATTTAAGTTCTAGTTATGGTGATTCTATTAATAGACCAACCCTTATTCCTGGTTCTACCTCTGAAGGAGATGCTTTAATAGGTTCACCTTCAAATCAAGCATATTACAATTACTCTCAAACTACATTATCCTATCCTAAATTCTTTCCAACTGGTTCTAACAATACAATTGGTGTAATATCAATCCCAGTTAGATTATTTGGTGATTATATTCAACCAACATCATTCAAATTAACCACAGAAAGTGGAAGTTTAACTGATGATGGTGAAGGAAATATTTTATATAATAGTAATATAGTAGGAAATATATTTTATCCTCATGGATTAATTGTTATAACAGGTAATTCTCAATCATATAGTATTAGCGGTTCAGTATATGGAACAGCATTATATGGAGATGCTTTATATGGAGGAGGAGCTACATTCGCAGATGAATTAATAAATTTCATTACTTCATCAAATGTTACTTGTTCATTCTCTAGTTCATATACAATTTATGAAACTCAATACAAATGTACTATAAGAGAAAACGAATTTAACTTAACATTAAATCCAACAGCTATTTCAGGTAGTACAAGTGATGGGGAAAAAAATGGTGTTCCTTATGGTTTCGTAACTGAATCATATTTTTCTCCTTATATTACCACAATAGGTTTATATGATGAAAATCAAAATTTATTAGCGGTAGGTAAATTAGCACAACCATTGCCAACATCCCCAACTACTGATACAACAATTTTAATTAACTTGGATCGATAATGAAATTATTAAATATATTAAAGGAAATTTTACAAAATAAATTATTATATCATTCAACTGATATTAGGAACGCTATTGAGATTTTAAAATCGGGTGAAATTAAAACATATGAAAATAAATTAAAACAAACAAATCAAGATCCTTCAGATTGGTATGATGACCCTGAATATGGTAAATACGTTTATGTTTCTGATTTCCCCCATAATGAGAATAATTATTATGGATTATCTGATTTAGATGTTACATTTGAAATTGATGGTAATAAAATAAAACATAAAGCTTTTCAAGCAGATGAAAGATATGAAGGGGGAACTATATCAATAAAAGGAAATATTCCATTAAAATATATTATAAAAGTAATATTACATACAAAAGATGATAATTTAATTTCTCTTTTAAATGATAAAAATATTAAATATGAAATAAAATAAATAAGTTATGAATAATTGGTTTCAAATATCACATGACCTAAGAAATATGGGTCGTGAAATAAAAACAGAATTTACTTCAATAGAAGATTTTCCTGAAAATACTTTTGGTTATATCTATTGTATAACCAATCTAGATACTAATAAAATATATATTGGTAAAAAACAGATCTTATCTGTTACCAATAAAAAACTTGGTAAAAAAGAATTATTAGAATTACCAATTCAACGTGGTCGTAAAGTTACTAAAAAGAAAGTAACTAAAGAATCTGATTGGCAAAATTATTGGGGTAGTAACAAACCATTACTTGAAGATATTAAATATTTAGGTAAAGATAAATTCAAAAGAGAAATATTAAAGTTTTGTAAAACCAAAAAAGAACTAACATATTGGGAAATATATTACCAAATGGATAATAATGTCCTTACTTCAAATAGCTACAACGACTCAATTCTAGGAAGATACTACAGAAAAGATTTTAGCTTGTAGTCCCAAATTCTTGTTCATATCATAATGGTTATGGAAAATAGTATACTCATATCGTTAGTAGACTCTATATTAGGACCTGGTAAAAATACTGCTAGAGGAAACAGAGCATATGTTTGCCCTTTCCATATTTCAAACCCCCCAGGTAAAAAAAATTTTGAAATTAATTTTAGTCCTAATAATAATGGTGAAAATCCTTGGGCATGTTGGGGTTGTGGAACTAAAGGTAAAAAAATACATAATTTATTTAAAAAATTAAAGGTAAGTCCTGATAAGTATGATCAATTAAGATTAATTATTAAATCAATACCCAAAGGTTATAATTTACCAACAGAAACTAAAATTGTAGAATTACCAAAAGAATTTACTTCATTAATTAATATTAAAAAACCATCATTACCTGCAAGAAGAGCAATAGTCTATTTAAAAAATAGAGGAATAACAGAAAATGATGTTGTGAAATATAATTTAGGATATTGTGAAGATGGACCTTATAAAAATATGATTATAATCCCATCATATAATGCAGATGGAATGTTAAATTATTTTACAGGACGTTCATTTGAAAAGGATCCATTTATAAAATATAAAAATCCTGATGTATCAAGAGATATAATAGCATTTGAGTTATTTATAAATTGGAATGTTCCTATAATAATATGTGAGGGGTTTTTTGATTCAATTGCTATAAAAAGAAATGCTATACCATTGTTAGGTAAAAATATACAACAAAACCTAATGAAGAAAATATTTCAATCAAATGTTGAAAAAATTTATATTGCATTAGATAAAGATGCTATAAAACAAGCATTAAATTTTTGTGAATCACTAATGAACGAAGGTAAAGAAGTTTATTTAGTTGATCTTAATGATAAAGACCCTAGTGATATGGGTTTTTTAAATTTTACTAATTTAATTCAAAACACTTTACCATTAACCTTCTCAAATTTACTTGAGAAAAAACTTCAAATGATATGATAGAAAAAGGACATTCCATCCATAAAAAAAGTATTACAAGAATATTAGAATTAGATCCTGAAGGTAAACAAATTAACTTCTTAGATAATAGATTTTACAAACGTTATGAAGGATATTACCCATCAGTAACTAGTATACTTCAATATTTCCCCAAAGGTAAATTCTTTGAAGATTGGTTAAAAGATGTAGGACATAATGCTGAATTCATAGCTAAAAAATCAGCAGATGAAGGAACACAAACCCACAGTTTAATTGAAAAATATCTAGAAGGCCACCAAATTAATTGGTTAGACGAACATGGTAATGCAACTTGCTCTTTAAATGTTTGGCAGATGTTACTAAAATTTGTTGAATTCTGGGAACAAGAAAAACCAGAATTAGTAGAAAGTGAAATCCATTTATTTTCAGATAAACATAAGATTGCAGGAACATGTGATTTAGTTATCAGGTTAAGAGGAAAATTATGGATATTAGATATTAAAACATCTAATAATTTACACACTTCATATGATTTACAATTAGCAGCATATGCTACTTGTTGGAATGAAACTTTTGAAGAAAAAGTTACCAACACAGGAATCATTTGGTTAAAGTCTTCTAAGAAAAAAGCAAATAAAGATGCAGATAGAATTCAAGGTAAAGGATGGGAAATATACGTATCTCCACGTTCTATTGAAGAAAATTGGGTATTGTTTGATAAAGTATATGATTTATATAAATTAGAAAATCAAACACAAGAACCATTATTCAATAAATTTCCCTTATCAGTTAAATTAAAATAATTGATTTTCTATTAATTTCTAATATTTATAATGGATTAATCTTTACTACAATTCATGGAATATTTAATTGACACACTTACAAAAACTTTATTATCTGATAAAGATGTAAAATATTTACTTGAAGATTTATCGAAAGAAAAAGATACCCCAAAAAATCTTAAAGAAATCATAGCCTCATTAACTCAATATATGATTGATCAGGGAATGAATGTTTCTCCTTTACCTAAATTAATCATTAAAAACAGTGATTTAGAAAACGCTGAGAATGTTTTAGGTAAAACTGCATATTACAATCCAAATAATTGTTCTATAGTATTATATACATTGAATAGACACCCTAAAGATATAGGTCGTTCTTTTTCTCATGAAATGATTCATAGAATCCAAGATAATGAAGGTAGATTAACTAATGTAACTACTAGTAATACTAATGAGGATTCTTCTTTAAAAGAATTAGAAGAAGAAGCATATTTGAGAGGAAATATGACTTTTAGAAATTGGGAAGATTCAATCAAAAACAAATCAAACTTAACAGAAGGTAAATTTGATAAAATTACAGGTTTAATAGTAGATAAGATATGGCAATATATTAAAAAATCAAAATCACTAAAATCTCCTACTAATGTATATAAAACAACAATTAACATTGGTAAATATACTTTTTATTTAACTACATTTATAAAAAGAAGTAATAAATATAATTTTCAATTAGCAGTAGATGCTAACCAAAAAGAAAATGAGATTCAAGTCTTAATAAATCTAAACCCAGATTATGAACCTGATTCATATGTTAAATTAAATTCTAAACTTCAGGATGCTGTAAGACATGAAATAGAACATACATTACAAGATCCTAAAAGTACTAATTTCACCCCTGGTAAACCAAAAATGACTTCTTCTTCATATAGAGGAGAAATCCAACATGATCCTAAAAAAATACACAGATATTTTACATTGAAAGATGAAATACCTGCAATGGTTAATGGATTATATAGACAAGCAAAAACAGAAAAAAAACCAATTGATGAGGTGTTTAAAGAATATCTCCAATTCTTTCTAGACTCAGGAGATATAAACCAACAACAATTAGATAAAATAATAAAAGTGTGGAGCGAGTATACAAAAGCAAACCTCCCTGCAGCTAAGTTTTCAACAGATGTATAAATTAACAGATCTATATAAACAAATAAAAGAAGAAGAATCAAATAACCAATTAACTCAATATAAAATATTTTGTGATATGGATGGAGTTATATGTGATTTTGATAAGAGATTTGAACAATTTGGTGGGATGGGACCTAAAGCTTATGAAATTAAATATGGTATAAATAAATTTTGGGAACTTATAGATGATAAAGTTGGATATACTTTTTGGTCTAAAATTCCATGGATGCCTGAAGGTAAACAATTATGGTCTTATATAAGTAAATATAAACCATCTCTGTTATCTGCCCCATCTAAAAAAGCATCATCTAGATATGGAAAAAGATTATGGGTAGCAGAAAATATCCCAGGAACACCTCTTCATCTAGCTGATAGAGCTAAGAAACAAAATTATTCCGGTAAAAATAAAATTCTTATTGATGATAGAATTGATACTATTGAAGAATGGAATGCAAAAGGAGGAATAGGGGTTTTATTTACATCTACAAATCAAACAATTAATGAATTAAAAAAATTAGGACTATGAGTAAATATAAGTATAAATTAAAAGAACAAGAAATTACATCTGGGGATGAAAGTGGAATTGGTAATGTTAGAGAGAAAAAAGACTTAGTTTTAATAGCTAAGGGTGATTATTCAATTGATAGTATTATCGATATATTAAATGATTCAAAAAATTATAATAAAGTATTTACTAAAAAATCATCTGAATTAGAAAATATTGAATTGGATATATACGGATATAAAAATATTCCAGCAAATAGTAAGAAAAATAAAGCTTTATTAGATTCTCAAAAAGAAAAATTTGGAGAACCATTTTATAGAAAAATAGAAACTGAAACAGGAAGCAAATTTTCAGGTATTCAGAGTAGTGGATTTCCACCAAAGAGTAAATCAAATGATGAAATAGTAAAAAAATACGCATCTAATTCTACTGAAAAACCAATTAATAAGTTAGATTTAAAATATGAAAAAATAGAAGATAGAGAAGCTATAAAATTCTTTACAGACAATATTTCTATAACAACATCAAAAATTGAATCTATATTAACAAATGCTGGATTGAAATCAGGAAAAGATTATTCTTTAGGTAAAAAATTAATTGATGAAAGTGAGTTACGTACTATGATTAAAGAATTAGTAAACGAAAATACTTCATTTAATTTAGACCCTAAATTAGCCTTTAAATTATATGATATTCTTAAATCTGAATATCCCCAAATAGGAAATGATCATACAAAATCTTCATTTTTTTATTTTTTAAATGAAAAATTAAAATAGTTATATATGTCTGAAAACGTATTAAAAAAAGACTTCAAACAAAAAGACATTCAACGTCTTCGTAATTTAGTTAAAGGTAACCAAAAAGAAAAATCCACAGTTGGTATTGGTTATGAAAAAAAACAAGAATTTTACGAAGAAGGAGATGTATGGGATGCTGATGGAAGAACATGGACTATTATTGATGGTATTAAACAAAATATTACCAAATTAGATAAAGCTAAATCATCAATATTAATGCCTTTATTTTGCCCACAATGTTCTAATTTAATGAAAAATAAATTTGACAAATTATTTTATATACAATATAATAGATGTTTTAACTGTCAGATAGATTTTGAAACTGAAATCCGTAAATTAGGATTATGGGAAGAATACGAAAAAAATATCATAAACTCAGACCTAGATTCTATAATAAAAGATTATGGTGTATGGATGGATGAAATTTTAATTGGTTCTAATGAAAGCTTCATTACAGAAGCTGGAGATATAGAAAGATGGGTTGGAAATGGTAAGAAAAAGTTATTAGAAAATAAAGAGGAAACAATTAAATATTTACAAAGCTTAAAAAAATAAATTTATGGAGTTAATGCAAGGATTCATCACTATTTTTGTCGCATTGATTACGGCACTGGTAGGTCCTTTAGTAGTAGAGTACTTTAAAAATAAAACAAACAAAAAATCCAATAAAGATATCTTAGGTGAATCAATCCACACTGATGAAAAAATAGATCATCAATTAGATTTACTAATGGAAGAATTTAAATGTGATAGAATTAGCATAGTCCAATTCCATAACGGAGGTAATTTTTATCCAACAGGTAAATCAATTAAGAAATTTAGTATTTTTTATGAAAAGACAACAGAAGGTACTCCATCAATAAAAGACACATCCCAAAATATTCCAGTATCATTGTTTCCAAAAATGTTTTCTCTTTTATATAAAGAAGGAGAAATAAACATACATAAATGTTCTGAAAATAATGTGGATTGTGGATTATTTCAAGTACGTGGGAAAAAATATAAAACCAAATCATTTTATGTTGTAGCTATAAAAGATTTAAATAATAATTTTATAGGTACATTAACAATTTCATTTTATGCAAATGAACATAGATTTTCACTAGATGAATGGATAATATTAAGACAAAAAGTTGGAGCTATAGGTACTATATTAACTGACTATTTACATGATAAAAAATAAATTTAATTAAATTTTTCAATATTTATAATAAAATTAAAAAATGAGTAATTCATTCAAACACATGCAAAAATTAGCTTTTGGTAAACCCCTTACTGAATCAAAAGAGCAATTAAAAGATAAAATTAAAGAATTATTATCTAATTCACTTGGTGAAGCTAAAAAAGGCGGAAAAAAAGCTAAAAAAGATATTGCCCCACAAGAAGATGTAGATATTAATATAGATGCAGAAGAAACACCTACAGATACTATAACTCCTGATACTACTGCATCTGTTGATATTGACCCAAAAGTAAAGGCAATCCAAGATTCATTACAAAAAGCATTAGCTAATGCCAAAGCATTAGGTGATGAAAAATTAGTAGCACAAATAGGTAATACTATCACAATGCTTGTTAGAACACAAGTATTAGGAGCACAAAATGTAGCTGAATCAAACAAGAAATATTATAAAGATGCAGAAGCTGATGATGCTGAACATATTAAAGCCTTAGAAAAAGATATGAAAGATGACAAACATTCAAGTTAAATTAATAAATAAATAATCAATAAACCAAAAACAAAATGAATACTAAAGAACTATTTGAACAAATTAGTGGGTTGTATGAAACAGCAAAAACTAACCACGAAGGTACAACTAAAAAATCTCAACAAGCAGCTAGAAAAGCCCTATCAGAATTAAAAAAATTAATTCAAGCTTATAACAAAGCATCTGTTGCTGAAGCGAAATCAAAATAATTTACTATGGCATCACTTACCCCTAGAGAGTTAGAATTAAAAAACAAACTTTACAATCAATACAAACAAAATAAAAATAAATTTGTTAAAGATTATGGGGAAAATGCTGAAAAAGTTATGACTGGTAGAGCTATTACATTAGCTAAACGCATGGCAGAAAAAGAAAATAAACTTAAAATAAAAGAAATCATCAAAAAGGCCCTTAAAGGGCCTCTTGATGAAATTGATTCTAATTTATTTGTCCAAAATAGAAAACCAGTACCTGATAAATCTCCAATAACTCCATTAATTCACCAAAAGAAAGAAAATCCAGAAGATGTAGTTAAACTTGACATTCCTCTTTTAATTCGTATGTTAGAATACGCTAGAGAAGATGCAAAAACAGATATGGATTTACATTTTGTGGTTGAAAATATGATTGAATTATCAAAAGCAGATAGAGTATTAACTATGGAAGATTACGAAAGTATTATCTCTCCTTATTCAAAAATTGATAATAAATAAATATAATGGATAAAAATCAATTAAAAGATAAAATTAAATTTTTAGTAAAACAAGTCTATAACTCACCTGATAAAGCTGATAATAAAATAGATTTGGATAACTCATCCCCTATATCTTTAGATAATACACGTTTTCCAGTATTAATAAAATTTCCAACACTTAAAGATACCATAATTAAATTACTTACAGAACAATATGATTTATTTTTAAAGGATATAGAATGGGTTGCCCCACGTCCTACTACATTTCGTATTGTATTATCTAATGATCAAGTATTTTACTTAATTTTTACTGAGAGAACATGGATAGGTAAAGTAGAAGGAAAAAAATATTATTTGTTAAATATTAGTGAAGAACAAAATTGTGTTGAATCTATAGCTAGAATATTAACATATGGTTCTAAACCTGAACCTAAAGAAACATCTGCCGAAGCAGCTTCTACTCCTAAAGAAGAACCATTAGACACATCAATCGCACCTGAAACACCAGTTGAAGAACCCCCAGTAGAAGAAACCCCACCAACAGATGAATTACCTGAGGTAACTCCTTAATGAAATATATATATAACATAATTAATAAAGGTTTTAATATCATTTTCAATTCTGTAGAAAATAATATTAGAAAAAATCTTTATAAAAAATGTTTATCAGATGATATAATAGATCTAATTATATGTAAATCAATTAAATATAACAATTTATTTAATTTATATTTATATTTAAATAATCCTACCATATCATATAATGATTTGATAAATGAATCCGATTTAATAAAATTATTTTCCAAATCAAATTTTGAACAAGCATTTATCGAAGATATAATAAATATATCTGGAACTTCAGGTACCATTACTTTTGGTAAAGGAGAACTTGCATTAATAATATTTATAAATAATTCTTCCAAATACAATAAAAAAGGTGATATAATTGTAAATAATGTAGTTTTTGAAATAAAACGAGGCAAATCACAAATTTCAGAATCTAAATACTCTAAAAGAATTTCTAAATCAGATTTATTTTTAGGAGAAAAATCACAACAATTTATTTCTAAATACCATCCTAATTTATCCCAAAGAGTAACATGGGTTCAATCGGTATATGAAACTGATTCTCCTAGTTGGGAATTAATTAATCTAATAAACGAATTATATCCTGGATTAGAAATTGAATTTGATTTATCTAATTATCATTCATTAAATAATTCAATAGGATTAGCTCTAGTAAAAAATTATCTAAAAGATAAAATATTATTATTTATAGATAAAAATAACAAATTTATTTGTATTAAAGATTATGATGAGTTTAAATCTCTTTTAAACAAAAAAATCAAATTCAGTATGGCTTCAGATTTAGTTCCTCGATGTGAATTAATTTTTTAATATATTTATAACCATGGAATACCCAATTTTAAAACAACTTATTAGAGAAGCATTAAAATCCCCAATAAAAAAGGATACGTGTAATTGCGGATGTCATTCTTGTGAAAATGTAGGAAATAAGGGACCAGTAGTTAATAAAGATTTAAAAATAAAGATGACTGAAAACATGAAATATCATGTAGATAATAAGTTACCTTTAACTGAAACTAAATTAACTTATGGGTCTAAAGAATTTTTAGATTTATGGGCTGAAGCTCGTTATTTATATTCTCGTAATGCTATACATGTTAATGAAATTGATAAGAAATTTTTAACTAAAACAAATTTGGGTGAATATGGTATATGTGAAGGAATTAAAGTTCCATTAGATTTACCTATATATAATAAAATAGTTAAAATAGAAGAAAATCATTTAAGTACTAAATTAGATGCTGATTTAAATAGTGGTACATTTATGTTACCTTATCAAGAATTATTAGATAAGATTGAAACCGATTTTGGAAAAAACGATTTATATTACGAAATAGAACAGGCTATATTTGATGGTAATTTTTCAGATATTGTTAAAATATTAAAAAATTATGAGGTAGATAAAGAATATTTTCCTTTATTAAACCTTAATGAGAATAAATTTCTATACAAATATAATTCAAAGACAAGATCTACTAATAAAATTATTATTAATTCAATCAATGAAGACTCAGCTTCCAAATTATATAAAATTGAAGGTTTATTAATTACAAATAACAAAATAAAACCCCAAAACCAAATTCTTTCAGATGTTAGGTCAATAACTGGGATAACTACAGTAGATACTGAAGAATATACTCCAAGATTACCTAAAAAGGGACATTCATACGATAAATTAACAGTTAAAGTTGATCCATATCCATATTTAAAAAATGGAAAATTTGATGAAGAAACATTAAAACAAATAATTGATAATATAAATAATATTAGAGGTATAGTAAAATTTAAAGCAGACCCTCAATTAATAAACATAGGAATATAATAATGAAAAACTATACAATAAGTGAATTAAAAAGTGAATTCAGCAAAAATTCATATAGTTGGTATAATTTCCAAATAGTTGGAATAAGATCTAAAGCAAATAAACCAAACCAATTTGATGATTTAATAGGTGTAATTGCTAATGATAAAATTACTTGGTTTACAGGTACTACAAATCCAGGAACACATTGGTTAAAAAATCTTTTAAATCCAAAAGGTACAGCTATGTTAAAACCGGGACAATATATAGATTCATATCAATTAGGTTTACACCAAAATAAATATGAAGCATTTGTTCAAGCTAAACCTATTACAGTTTATAGAGATGGAGATAAAGATGATATAGCTGAAGAAACTAAAGTAACAGAAACTGGTTTTTTTGGAATAAACATACATAGAGCTAATGATAAATTAGTTTCTAAATTAATAGATAAATGGTCAGCAGGATGTCAAGTATTAAATAACCCTGATGATTTTAAAGAATTGCTTCACCAAGCAAAGTTATCAGGAAAAAAATTATTTACTTACACACTTTTAAATGAATTTTAACATGGCATTCAAAATCAAACATTCGTATTACAAATCACCAACTCCAGCATTTTGGAGAAAAATTGGTGATTCATTACTTGCAGTTGCAGCTGTTATAGCTGTTGGAGGTATGTGGCAATTTGATACATTAAAAGAAATATTTACTGTATTAGAAATAAAATGTATAATTGGAGGTTCAATTGCACTTGCAATTATAGGTAAATTCCTTACCAACTTCTTCAAGGCTCCAGATAATAATAATAATCAACCAAATAATTAGTTTTTACTAACTATTTTAATATTTATAACAAATATAAAACAATGAACCAAAAAGAATTTAAATTACTTATTAGAGAATCTATTCAAGAATATATTCGTGAAATAGACGATGCTGGAGATAGAGCAGCAGTTGAAGCAAAAATAAATAAATGTGAAGAAGCAATTGCATCTAGAAATAAAAAAATCGAAATGTCTGAATCATTAGAAGAAATGAAAGACATGGTAGACCCAGTTAAAATTAAAACTTTAAGATCTGAAATTAAAACTTTAGAAAAAAGTTTAAATAAATATAAAAAACAACTAGACAAAATGGATGGTAAAAACCAACCAAAAGAAGAAAAAAAAGAAGTTGTTACTGAAGAAGAACCAATATCTGAAATAGATTTAGAAATTGAAGATACTGAAGTAGTAAATGAAACAGCTGTTGAAGAATCAGAAGATTTTACATTAAATGAATCTCTTATTCGTATGAGAAAACTTGCGGGAATTATAAAGTAAATTTGGAATATTAAAAACTTATATTTACATTAAATGTATAAATTTTATAAAGATAAAAACGAGAATTTTGAGTGTAATATAGGATTAGAAGGTGCTAGTTTATCTAATGCTCAAGCTCGTTTAATTCTTGAAAATGAAGAATTTAATCTTGTATTTAAAGGTAATATAGATAAAGATGGAAAATGTATTGTTCCTATAAAAAAATTAAAAATTTTAACTGAAGGTTTAACTGGAAAATTAAAATTAGAAGTAATAGTAGAAGAAGATACATATTTTTTACCTTTTCAAGATGAATTT